CTAGTAGAATTCAACTTTCGTATGCGCTGTCATTGAAACTGGTTTCGGCGCCGGATTACCTGCGTTCTGTACTGTGGCATTACATATTTCAGGCACAAGCATTTCGTTATAATGACAAGAACTGGTTGCTGTATACCCCTCCGAGAAAACTGATGAGTTTATTAGTTTATAATCAAGAGGCTTTCTTTTTTTATCAACATAAGATATTTCATTTTTAGACATAACGCTTTCTGAACTATAAAATTCAGAGCGCGTCAAATTATCGTCTTCATCATAAAAATGTTCAGATATTTTTTTGCCTAAAAAATAGGTGTCTTTAATTAATCCATTCGGGTAAAGAGTGTAACGCAACTCGTCACCGTTTTCATTTTTACTCAAAATGTGACATTTTTCATCAAGTTGTATTGAGAAAGGCTTGCCATCTCTATGGCCAATAAGACTCCCATTTGTATATTTTAGAATAGTTTCATGTCCAGAAGAAACATTATCAAGGTTTAAGCTATCAACACAACCATTTTTATTCAGTCTAATGGAGATTTTATAAGTAATTTTTCCATTCTCCTCAACATCAGTATCTAAGGATTTAACAGTCCCCTTAACTGGATTGAAATCAAACATAGTCGATAAGTTATAAAGTAGAGGTATGTAGTGATTTTCAGCAAAAGCCATGCTTGAAAATAAGGAAGTACAAAGGAAAAGAGTAGAAGTTTTTATCATTTTTAAAATCTTAGCTCAAATTACCCTCAAATTAAGTAAGCTCATTACAGCATGCTTACTGCTAATCTTCAACATTGATACTGGCGGAGATGATTGCGTCACAACTGCGCCGTTTGCCGTAAAGTCGCTATCGTATCCAAACGTCTGAACACTACCCTTTATCACGTATCGGCGCCAGATTTCACGCATCAGTAAAACGTGCTGGCATTCGCCGCCGGAATCCGTACCATACGCGGCATACAATTTTTGCCCCTGCTGGCTCCGAAGGTAGTACTCAATGCAACAGAATCAAGAGATTAACAAAAAAGAGCAATACAACCTGAATAAGCTACGCTGATTTTGCCAAATCATTGATATCATTTGCTTTACCTTTTAATTCAATTAGTTATAGCATAATAACCTCTCCCTAAAGCTACCCAGAACTACATTTTTAGTGCCCTTTTTTTGCCCCTATTTCGCATTTTTGCCCCTAAATTTGCCCCTAATACTAGCCAGTGCGCCCCCCTTCTTCTCCCTACCCTATACTTTTATTCTGACATCTGGTTAGAGGTTTCTATGTGTGGACGTTTTGCACAAGCTCAAACGCGTGAAGAATATCTGGCTTACCTGGCCGATGAAGCCGATCGCGACATCGCATACGACCCTGAGCCTATTGGACGTTATAACGTGGCGCCAGGTACCAAAGTTCTGTTGCTGAGCGAACGTGACGAGAAGTTGCATCTCGATCCGGTCCTGTGGTCTTACGCGCCCGGGTGGTGGGATAAAGCACCATTGATAAACGCGCGTGTCGAGACAGCGGCCACCAGCAGAATGTTCAAACCTCTCTGGCAGCATGGCCGGGCAATCTGCTTTGCCGATGGGTGGTTCGAATGGAAGAAGGAAGGAGACAAGAAACAGCCCTACTTTATTCACCGTGCAGATGGCCAGCCCATTTTCATGGCGGCGATAGGCAGCACACCGTTCGAACGTGGAGACGAAGCAGAAGGTTTTCTCATTGTAACTTCAGCATCTGACAAAGGTCTGGTCGACATTCACGACCGCCGGCCGCTGGTTCTGTCACCGGAAGCCGCGCGCGAATGGATGCGACAGGATATAGGCGGGAAAGAAGCGGAAGAGATAGCTGCCGACGGCACAGTGGCCGCCGACAAGTTTATCTGGTACGCCGTGACGCGCGCTGTGAGCAATGTTAAAAATCAGGGGCCGGAGTTAATCGAGGCAATAAATGCAATATGCTCGAACGAATAATCAAATAGAATCATTTTATGATCAAATCCATAAGTATCCATTGACATTCTACACCACATCACGTTACATATATTGAGCATTCATTATAAATTACAACAACAATGACCCCCCCCCAAAAAAGACAAGGAAGCCAGAACACATTTTCCACTGAAGACAATAAAGCCAATATAAACACCTGAAAGAATATTATCTTTTTTAGTTTATTCATCATAGCTAAAGCACGCCCCCTCTTCACCACTCCCAACGAAATAAATTGCAAAACATTAATATCATTGATATTGGTATTTTAGAATAATATCACCCTAATTATTCCTATTGAGCAACATCGCCTAACTAATAACGATTAGTCAAGAACTATTAACTTGTACGCCCCCTCAAAAATAAAGAAAATAGCCCAGCAGTCATTATAACTATATTGTTCTTCATTTGGGGGTGATGTCCCCCTTTTTTAGTTTACATTGAGCTTGCAGTAACATAATGGTCACAAAACCATAAAGAAGGCACAAATAATATTTGATAAAATAGAATGTGGTGCCGGGTGCCTCCCGGTGTTTCTCTTCCAGTCTCAAGAAACGCGAGCATACTGCAAAATTTGACTGTTCGCCCCTCCGCTTAGGGGGATTCACCACATATTTAAACTATTAGATTTACGGGATCTAGTCAAAAAAAATATGCATTATACCTTCAGTCTCAATCATAAATAATTATCTTCCGGGCTAAACGTGCATTTTTTTTGCAGTTTAAGTATACGATGAAAAAAAACCCGCCATTACGAGGCGGGGTACTGAAGATTCAGAAAAGGTTGTGTACCATAGCATTGCTTAGATTCAAGCATTTTGAGGCTAGTACAATTTTTTATTGTTTGCCAGGACTTAAAATTTTTGTATCGCTACTAAACGATAGCAATTATCTAACTACTGGCAGATCTGTTAGTCGAGTCGTATATCGTGGAGATAGCATTTCACGCTTCATCTGCCACTGCTGCTGGATGCCCTGCCCGGCAAAGTAGAGCGTACCTTTTCCTTCTTTCGCGTTCAGATGATCGAGCACCTCCATTAACTTATCGCTTCCGGCCCGCGGCGCGTTCTCGTCAAACAGATTAAGCTGGGCCACCCCCTGGCTGAAGAAATCACCCAGCATAATTCCTGCCTTCTGGTACCGGTGACCATCCTTCCAGATTTTGTCCAGGCACTTTACCGCGGCGTTGATGATGTCGCGGGAATCCTGAGTGGGAGTAAGAAGCTTCATGGACGCACTATTACCGTAATATGGCTCGTTAAGCGCAAAGGGAGAGGTTTTCACGAATGCAGAGATAAAGCGGCAATACTGATGCTCGCCTCGAAGCTTCTCGGCGCCGCGGGCGGCATAGCTGCAAATGGCCTGGCGCATCTGTTCGTACTCAGTAACGCGTTCACCGAACGACCTGCTGCAGACGATTTCCTGCTTTGCCGGCGCAAACTCCTCCAGATCAAGACAAGGCTCGCCGCGCAGCTCGCGTACGGTTCGCTCCAGAACCACATTGAAGTGCTTACGGATGATCCATGTGCTCTGTTCAGATAGCTCCAGAGCCGTTTTGATGCCCATAGCATGGAGCTTCTTACTGATGCGCCTGCCAACTCCCCAGACATCCTCTACCGGCACGATAGCGAGCAATCGGCGCTGGCGGTCGATATTGGACAAATCAACTACCCCGCCAGTTTGGCGCTGCCATTTCTTTGCAGCGTGGTTGGCCAGCTTAGCGAGTGTTTTTGTTTGCGCGATGCCTACCCCGACAGTCAGGTGCGTACGCTTCAGAACCGTAGCGCGGATCTCTTTGCCGAACTCCGTCAGGTCCCGGCAGTTGCGGACACCTGTCAGGTCGCAAAAAGCTTCGTCGATGCTGTAAATTTCAACGCGGGGGCTCATTTCCTCAAGCGTTGTCATTACACGGTTCGACATATCAGCGTAAAGCTCGTAATTGCTGCTGAAGCAAACAACGCCCGCGCGCCGGAAAAGCTCCTTTTGCTTGAAGAACGGCTCGCCCATGGTAATTCCAGCGGCCTTGGCCTCAGCGCTACGCGCGATCACACAACCGTCATTGTTCGACAGGACGACTACCGGGCGCCCTCTAAGATCTGGCCTGAACACCGTCTCGCATGATGCATAGAACGAATTCACATCACAGAGCGCAAACATATTTAGCTCGCAGATTTAACGATGAAAGTCACGACGCCGAAAACGTCCAGCGTATCTTCGCTGCCTACAATAATAGGGCTGTAGGCGCTGTTCATAGGATTGAGTTGCACGGTTGGGCGCAGCTGCAGGCGTTTTACAGTAAATTCCCCTTCTACTGCTGCGATGACAATGTCACCATGCTCAGCAGTGCGCGAACTGTCCACCACCAGCAGATCACCGTCGCTGATCCCGGCTTCGATCATAGAGTCGCCGGCCGCCTTAACGAAATATGTCGAGCTGGGGTGGGAAACCAGTAACTCATTGAGATCGATACGCTGTTCAACGTAATCAGCCGCTGGGCTTGGGAAACCGCACTGTACTAAGTCACTGAAAAGCGGAAGAGCGATAATTTCACGCAGTTCTGTTGGCCTGATAAACTCCATATTGCACACCTCAAATACTGTTTATATATACAGTAGTTTTAACTCTGGTGCTGATCAAGATGACCCTTCTTGTATGTGTGGCGACTTCGTAGCCGCTTCGCTTCTAAACTTGTATAGCTGTTGAAGTTTTAGGAATTGTAAATTTTCAAGAAGGCGGTTCGTTTGCTCAATTAAGAATCTACGTGTGTGCGATTTCGGTACTGCTCCAGATTGCCTTGACTGTAAATGTTTTCAAAGTAAAAACACTGTATGTATAAACAGCAATAGAGAGACTATATGTTCGTTGAACTGGTTTACGACAAACGTAATGTTGAAGGGTTGCCCGGTGCCGAGGAGATCATTCTTTCCGAACTAACCAAGCGTGTGCACCGTATCTTTCCTGATGCAACAGTAAAGGTTAAGCCGATGCAGGCGAACAGCCTCAATAGTGATGCCAGCAAAAGCGATCGAGAAAAACTCAACCGCATGCTGGAGGAAATGTTTGAAGAGTCCGATATGTGGCTTATCCCGAATTAAACATATTGATTGCTTTGGCGTTACAGTTACAACCATCCATGGCTGGCAGTCTTTGAATTCTCGTTTATTTGGAATTTGTCATTCAGCCGCAACCCCATTCTTGCACAGGAGGACGTTACGGCTATTCATCCACCATCAGACCGGAACTTGTGACCAGCCAGGTTTTTCAGCGCGCAGATCGACACGGCTAAGTAGTACACGATAACGCTTCCAGGCCAGCAACCCAGCTTTTTCTTCATCACTTGCAAGATCAACGTCTACTGCCTCCTGCAGCGATTCGATAATAGCATCGGCTTCGGCTCTCCTTTCGTGTTGCGTGTTGAGGTTGTCCAAGTATGGGATAACCGGGCGTTCCCCTTCGACAAGGATTTCCCCTTCTACCAGGCTTTCAGGCCCACTCACCGCACGGTAACTTGTTTCTGTTACAGCCCAGTATTCTTTATCTGGCATAAGTATAGCCTCCTACATCGAGATATAATCCACCACCAGACACGGCGGACAGGTATTGATAAAAAATGTTAGGGTACGAGCGGAACGGGATCTCCGCTGTAAACTTCCCGTTAATCGGTATATTGATCATATCCCCTGAAGCTTCATTAGTGCTGCCGATGGCAGCCACGCCTGCTGTAGCGCCGTTGTTGGCAGAAAGTAAACAGGTAAGCGCCGTGAGTGGGTTAAGTGAACTAACGTCTACCGCCGTTCGTGGTGTCGCTGTTCCTCCTGCTAATACGCGGTTGACGGAGTACCATGACCCCTGTAGAAATGCCCTTCCATCAACCGTGTTAACCCCGCGCACGCCGTTCGATGCATCAACACGGAAACTGCCGAGATATCTGCGTGACGTATCACCTGTCTTTGTATGCGCCGGATAAGCATATGGTGTTGGCACTGTGGTGGAGATTTCAATCGCAGGCGTTCCATTGTTTGAATACAGGTAAACGTGATACCAGGTTGACGCTGTGGTCGCCCCGATATTTGCCGTAACTGGCGCCGATACTTCCAGGGGAGCGCCTGTTGAGGGGATTACAGCTGCGCCAGCAGAAACCGTTACTGTCGTTGTCGACACGGTCAAATCTAACCCACGGATAAAGCGCTTATTGATCGAATCAGTTACACGAGTGTTTACCTGCTCAATTCTTGCCGCCAGTGTTGCGGCATCCATGCTGCCGGGGTTATTGATGCGGCCAAAGAGTTGTCCCCAGATAACACCAACGGCACGCGCTGCCAGAATATCGCTGGCGGTGTCTTTATAGACATCACTTGCCCTGGAAAGGTCAATACTCACCTGTGACGCGGTAGTAGTTGAAGCGCTTCCCGCCTGAGCGCTGTTTGGATAGGTATTCGTGGGCGCGAATACGCCGCTGGTTGACGCTGTATTAGCAAAAACACCCGTTCCGGACGCGCCGATCGTGCCTTTAGCGTTTGGCGATTCCCCATGAAAAATGCCAGCCTGAGCTGTTGTACCACCGGTTAATGCCACTTGCGCAATCGAGCCCGCCTGCACACCATTGTAATCAGGGCAGCGGAAGTGGTCCGCATCAACCTCTGCGAATGCCTGCCTCAGCTTAGGGTCTGCCAGCCATTGAGAGTTAGCCACCACTGGAAGAGACCCTGAGGACATTGCAGCCTTAACGCTGGTGTAGGTCGCATAAGGCAATATCTGTCCATCATATGCAACGCCACCAGTGGGGATTGTTGCGCGCGTGGGAGAATACATTGGCAGACCGAGCGGGATAGTGGCCACGCCGTTTATGGCAGCCAAAGCAGTTTCTACATCACCGATGGCAATACGATCCGATTCGGCTTCCTGAGCGGATTGGGCTGCATCGGTCTTTGACTGTGCAGCACTGGCTTCTGACTGAGCCGCAGCATCAGCTTTCTGCGTAGCTGTGGTCGCTGCGTTTTCGGACGCGGTTTTATTCTGTACAACCTCTGTTTTGTCTAAGGCTACCTGTTGCGCGTCCACATGAATCTGAGCAGCCAGGGTTTGAAGAGCATCCACATCAATGCTGTTAAGTAACTCGACAATCTTCAGCCATGACGGACCGGAGAACGAGGAACCGTCAGGGAGCCTGACTGTGATGTTACCATCGTCACTGAAGATAGCCTGCCAGTTCTGCTTGTCATAGTTCAGACCACGCAAAGCCTCAGTTGTCTGCGCCACCAGCGCGGCCGTCACCAAATTCTGGGTAGCACGCGGCACGGCATTCCATGCAGAAGCAGATTGTGTTGGGCCGGGGAATTTGCTAACTAACGTTAACTCTATATCGCTGTCGACTGTTTTCACCGGCAGGGTATACGTGATACCACCCACAGTTGAGACAATGAAGTCACCTGCTGCAATTTCGCTTCTGAAAGAAGTTCCGATTCCAGCGACAATAGCGGACCCGTTTGTCAGAGTGATAGTTCCTGCAGACATATGCGCTCCTTTCGGGCAATAAAAAAACCCCGCAAGAGCGAGGTTTATTAAAAAATGATTGAGTTAGTGGCAAGTGGTACAACTGAACGTGTTTGCGCTAACCCATGACCAGTTAAATGGGTAACCGGCACGGTACTGGGTCTGGTTATTTTGCTTGCGCACGCCGTAAATCTGGACGATGTTTTCCTGTCCGCCGATCAGGGCCGTTCCGGTACATATGGGTTGCTGCTTCTGAAGAACGCCAGCGCAACCAGAGAGCAATGCAGCCACCGCCAGGCAAAGAATCATGTATTTCATAGTGGTTATATCCCAGGGTATTCAAGGTGCTAAACATTAACAAGATGAATCAAAGGGATATAATTGATTCTGTAGATCAATTTCATAAGATTGATCGCTGAAAACGATCAATCGTAGTTGGCGCAGTTGATGGCCATAATCACGTTTCTCAGATTTGAATACGCGACGTTCTGAAGGTTACCGCTGGGGGTTGTTTGTGGCCGGGCGAATATCCGCGTATTGCTTCCCTCAGGTTTTGCCATGCTCTTGTAAATTGCCAAGTAGGGCTGCGGCTGGCCGCCAGCCGAGATAACTCCAGTAATTAGACCTAGCATAGCAGGCATACAAGCCCATTTCCCCGCCAGCGTGGTATTGATCTTATAGCCTGAACTAGCATCTACACCGGCATTGCCGAGTGTTACCACATCGCTGAGCGTACGCGTTTCATTTGTCAAAATCAGCGTCCCTGACGCATCCCATACAGCCAGTCCATAGTCTGGTTTTGTCTGTGGGAAAATAGAGAAAAAATAAACGTACGCTGTGCCTGTTGCATTTGGCCTGAGGAAATCAACTGTGATGGTGTTCCCGCTTATCGTCTGGGTGATTTCCACCTCAACAGTGCAATGAACGAAGGCGACTACGGGCTGATCTGAGGGAAATGTGTGCGTCACTTTGGTGTTGAAACCCGATGTTCCCTGAAGGGCCGCTGTTTTTCGAGCCTGTAGAGCAATTGGCGAACTGTTCGCGGTCACCCATACTTCTCCTGCCGTCGTTGTCAGTAAAACGCCATACTGCGTCATTTATGCCCTCTCTATCTGGAAAATGAGATACGCCGCAGCCGCAGGCTCAGTCCCTGCGGAGTAGTCGGTATCGTCTACTGCCGATACCGTTGCGGTGCCACCTGAAATAGTGATCTTCCTCCGGCTTGTTCCCCACTGATCACCGTTCATGACCTGAAAGTAAGTAAGCTTACACCCCGGTGGAAGCACCACTGAGTAAGAGCCTGTTTTCTGGTTCTGAGCCAACTGAAGATATCCACTTACACTGACTGGCTTAATCCCATAGTTGTTCACCCTGCCTGAGGCGTCCCAGGTTTCAACACCGTACTGAGCCATAGCTGTTCATCCTAAAAAAGGGCCCCGTCTGAGGCCCAATGTTTACCACGTTCCCGTAATTCTCCCGATCTGCACCCTCAACACATTGTTGGCGTCACGCACACTGATTGTCTGGTTTGTCTGTTTCATGGCTCCCTCTCCAGCTGTCGAACCGTAGTTCTCGAATGTTCCTGATTTATCCAGCCTCCATCCGACAGACCCAGCAACGTAGTTATTGGACTGGATGAAGCCGCCGATTTTGGCATTGGTGATCGTGCCATCCTGAATAAACGCTGAGCTGATAAACACCTGACCATTCACCACTGCGAAAGGAGAATACTGCGTGTCTCCACTACCGCTCATCAGCACGAACTGGTTAGCATTGAAACCGACCCGCGTCACAACCGGTTTACCAGCCTCAGCCAGCACGGCAATCGACATTCCAGCGTTATACATCACATCGTTGATGCGAACCCCTGCCTTCAGTGTATAAATCGCCGTGGCGCCGTCCGCATCAACAACTGCAGTAAGCTTATCTTCAAGCGTTGCCGTGACGTCCTCAATTTGCGCCTGTACTCTCGTGGAGAGTTCAGCCATAGCTTTATCGACCTCGGCTATTGTCGTTCTGACAACGAGGATTTGAGCGCGAACCTCACCATACTGCGCCCACTGATGATCAACCGTTGCGTTGTTCGCCAGTGCGTTTTGAAGTGCAGCCTCCAAATCTGTATCGATGTCGCTTGTAAGCCGATCGCCATCAGCAGAGCTCAGGAAGTCATCTGCTATATCACCCAGATAGTCATCAGCATTATCGTTAGACAAGCCGCGAATCCAGTCGGTATAACCTGATTCATTTCCTGTTTTGTCCACCAGCTGCGCGCGATACCAGAATTCCTGCCCCGCCCTGAGTCCAAGCTGGGTATATTCAGCAGATGGATAAGGCACGTCTGACAGAAGTAGCGGATCTGAGAAGTCGCTGTTGGATGTGTACTGGATTTCTGTTTTTAGAGTATCGCCGGTGTTTGCCGGGAATCCCCAGTTCAGACGAATACCCCAGTTAATGCCCGTAGCCATGAATCCCACAGGCTTCGGAGGGTTGCCTACTTTGCCTGTCAGCGCCTTCTCTTCTGAATACCCCCATCCAGATGATATTTCGGCAGCATTGATGGCGCGCACTCTCACCAGGTAACGCCCTGCATAAATGCCAGGAACATCGAAGGACGTAGTCGAGCTGCGCGGCATGTTTACCCAGTTCCCGTCGTTTCGGCGCCACTGTGCCTCATAGGCGATGGCATTTTTTGCCTGATCCCAGCTTACGCGCATGGTTTCGATGCTGATATTCTGCTGAACTACTGAAAACGAGCTAATCACTATGTTGGAAGGCGGCGACTGGTTACCGGGAGGAATGACACTCACCGGCCGCTGATCTATGACGGCACCTGTATCAATACGGGCATATTTATCCGGATCGTGATTTGCCCCCGTGATGGTATATGTCCCGTCATTGTTATCAGTGACACTAACCACCCTGTACTGCTGCGCATAGAGTTCATCACTTTCAATAACCCATACAGCCTCGGCCTGTGGAAGCTCGCTAAAAGCGGTGGTCACGGTGACCATTTCACCTGACAGGGACTGAATCGTTCGGGATTGGGTGATACCCGACGGCAGGTTTACCATTATCCTGTCACCGGCCTTAGCACTTGGTACCCGGTCAAGTTTGAGTACACGACCATTAACCGCGGATAATCGACCGCCTAAATCTCTCCCTGAAAGATTTCGGTCAGAAACAGCAATTATGTAGCCCGGCTGAGGAATATTGCCGTCCAAGCCAACGTCAAACGTTACAACCCTGTCTTTATTGTTGGTCAGGATCCCCCAGCGCCCTTTTCTGTTAGCCTCAGACTGCCGGGTGCAACCAATGGCGGTGATCTCAAGCTGGTTGAAACCATAGCGCGCCACCAACTCCTGTTCGAAGACTGGCTCCATTGCATCAGCATACCCATTTGCCGGATCAGACCAAGAAACAAGAGCGTTTGTGTAGCGACTTTTGGTTGTGCTGCTGGAATATACGAATTTGCCGTCGACAACGTTAGCATGCGTGTAGGTAAAATCGACATCTCTGGGCATGTCCGCAAGGGCAACAATCTGGTCGTCTCCCCAGTAGGTCATGCCTCGAAAAATGGCGGCGAAGTCACGCAGGACGGTGTAAGCGTCATTTCGATCCTGAATGTATACGTTGCAGGTGTAACGAGGTTCAGTTCCGCTACCACCCTTACCATCTGGTACCGGTTGATCACAATATTGAGCGACCTGATAAAGCGTCCATTTGTCGATATTGGCTGCCGTTAGCCGATTACCAAGGCCGAAGCGGTCAGTGACCACCAGATCGTAAAATATCCACGCAGGGTTATCCGTCCATGCCCACTTAAAAGCGCCCTTCCAGGTACCGCTGTACGTTCGTGTTTCGGGGTCATAGTTATCGGGCACACGAATAACACGTCCGCGAGGCTCGCAGGATATTTGCGGTATTGAGCCATTGAACTGGCTCGAATCAAATTCGATGTACAGTAGCGCGGTATTGGGACAGCGCAGTTTGGCGTCGATTACTTCTGTGAAGCTTTGCAGCGTCATCGTGTCGCCAATCTTCGCGCTATTAGCATCGGCTGTAATCTTGCGCAGCCTGATGGTCCAGGTGCTGCCTGCCTGAGGTAAATCAATACGGTGGCTGCGTTCATAGCCAGAGGTGGTTTTCCCGGCCACGCTGGTATTTAGCATCGTCTGCCAGGTGCCACCATCTGTCTGCAAGTCAATTGCGTAGTTGATCGAATAGCCAACCAGATCGCCATCGTCCTCCTGTTTGAAGAGAGAAGGCCATTTTAGACGCAGGCGAACAGCTGAAAGCTGCGTATTGGTGAACGTGCGCGTCCATGCTGTAGAGCTGGAAACTTCGGTACCTACATTGATTTCGTTTTCGGTACCCGGGATCCCTTGAATATATTTTTGCGCCTGAGTTCCAGAACGAAACTCCCACGCCACACCGCTGAAGTTCTGTGAACCATCTGCGTTCTCAAGTGCGGTGCCATCGAGATAAATATCGCGCGCAGTAAGGGCACCAGCAAACTCCCCCTCACCCAGCGCGAGAAGGATTTTTGCCTTGGCTACTGACTGCAGATCGTCTGGCTGTTCTGTAGGAGTCCTTGAGCTTGAACTGCCGCCCTTGCGGCCTTTAATAGCGATTGCTGTAGCCATATTACGCCCATAAAAAAACCACCCTAGGGTGGCTGTGTGTTTTACTCTGGGAAAATCCTTACGTTGGATTTTGAAAAGTGTACCGCTGAATAATTTCTTCAACGGAGGCTCCCATGAATTCAGATAAAATTCTATAGTTAGGCTTGAGAATTGGATTTAAGGCCCTTTCAAAAAGTGGTCTTCCATCTGAACTAAACCGTAGTAATCCTCCCCCTCCGACTAGAGACAACTCAATATTACTTTCAGCTATCTCAGGGAATTCCTTAACAAATGAGTGAAGTTCGTTAATGATAAATTCAGTTAACGCAAAGAGCATTTCGGTAAGATCAATAAGTTTTATCAATTTATGTTCTTCAACTACACCTAGCAACTGCTCATGAGTGAAACGTGAAGATAAATTAGCACTATGCAATTTATCTTCAACTTCCCTTCTAAGAATATTCCTTTCTTCCAAGATCGTAAAAATATAATTAAAATTACCAATACAAGCAACTAACCTATTAAGATTGCGCCAGCTTTTTCCAACCTCAACTGCTGATGGAACGACCCTTGAACAACGCATAACTCTATACTTCAAAAAATTTAACAACTGCTGAGTTAGTGGGAGGTTAGCTGTAGGAATGCTTTTAATAAAAGATAAGGTCGAAAAATCGAAGTCTACAGGCCTGCTATTACTTAGGACAGCCCCAACCGACATAGTTCTCTGTATCGGATTATCAGTCTGCATGTCAATAAAGTTATTCACTTTAATTGCAATGAGATCATTAAGGCAAGACATCATTATTAATTGAAGTTTTGATACCGTAGAAAACTTAGCTCGCTCCTCTCTTATTCGCTCTTGTCTTAGATTGAACCTGTATGCAACAACTCCACCAACAAAAGCAGAGCAAAAAGCCATCAAAACAGGAAATATATAATCTTTGAATGTATCTGCATCTTGTTTCGTGGCTAATATTGCCTGCGCGATTAATAAAGCTTCAGAGTTCACAATTCAATCACCCATAGATTAAAATTGTTTTTATATCATTACTTACTGTTGATTCTCAACATAAATACCAGCCGAAATAACAGCCCCACCGATGCGGCGCTTGCCGTAAAGAAGCGGTACCGGGTTACCCTGTGCGGTTGTATTAGTAACACCGCCAAATGCGTAACTGGCCTTATTGTCTGCCGATTGCTTGCTGGCAAGTCCAGTTGTCTGTGGAGAGAGCATTTGTACGATACCGCCAAGGGCCATCGCAGCCCCAAATTGCATTAGAGGAACGCCGACAGCACCACCGCCAAAGTATGACGCCACAGCACCAACTGCGACCAAAGCCACGCCTAAGATGGTCTGGAATACTCCACCACGTTTACTCCCGAGGATAACCGGCGCAATACGGATATCAGCACTACTCTGATCCATAGAGAGTTCGTCATCGTTCAGGTTACGCTTTCCACTGAATACAGCGTAAGTAAGCCCACGCTGCTTGCTGGTATTCAAAAACCGCTCGAAGCCTGGCACGATAACGCACAATGCACGGATGGCTTCTTTTGGTGAGGCTACCGAAAGTTGGAATTCGCGGCCAAACGTAGTACCCAAAACACCATAAAGGCGAACAGTACGGACGGATTCGCACATTATCCCTCCTGCATGATAAGGCTTTTATGCCTGACAATTTTCATGGTTCTCTCCATCCAGTAACCTCCATATGGCACACGTTGACTGAGGTGACCATAAAAATGATGGAGAAGCATGTTCCCCTCCAGCAAGATCCCTGAATGGTTCCACTTATTCGATTCCACCTGCATGATGATCAAATCGCCCGGCATTGGTGATCCACTAAATTCGCGGAAACCACATTCGTACCAGCAATCCTGATAGAAATTTTCCGGATACTCCTTTTCCCACCAGTGGTAATCCACCCGATAATCGTTCAAGTCAACGCCGTGTTCCTGCCTGAAATAGCTCATCACCAGCCCCCAACAGTCGTAGTGTCCGAGCACAAACGGGCGCCCGAGTAGAGGCAATTCGCCGCGGGGAGTAATGGTACGAAAGTCTCCTTCCGGCCAACTGACAATATGCCAGGGCAGCAACGTTGCATCGCATTGAGCCTTGTCCAGTTCGCTTGGTTGGGTTGTCGCGTCAGGGTGACTATGTACGATTCCCGTTATCGTCCCCCAGTCTTCAGCAGCAGCGTAATCCTCTGGCGAAAGGTGAAACTGTTCCGTTGGTTCGACAGCCAGATTACGGCATGGGAAATAGCGTTCCACCCGGCTTTTCTGCGCTATCACGCCACAGCATTCGTGGGGATATTCTTTCGCTGCATGCGCCAGGATGTCCTGAATTGTTTTCTGACGCATGTTAACTCCTGATCAAAGATGTTCCCGGAAAACCACCGAAAGAAAGTTCATTGTGTTCACCAAACCGAAGCTTGCAGGCGGTGAGCGTGCCGTTACATTCATCCAATGAGGGATCGCTTACCGGATTGTTGTTTTTGTCGAAGTAAAGCGTGCCCGTATAATCGCACCCATCGCCGGTGCGATACTTATTCCGGATGCACCAGGTACACAGGGAATGAAGCTGGCGCGTCGGGATCATCAACCCCTGCAGATCCATCGGGCTGGTAAGAACAAACTCGATACTTTCACCGGGAAGCTCGCTATTTTTACCGTCGATATAGAAAACCCGCTTTCTCACCTGCAAGGGATCTGCTGTTGGATTTCCATCCGGGAAATTGCGCTCATCCAGGTAATGCGCAAAAGTGTCATGAATCGTAACTTTGGCCTGCAGCATATCGTCATAGGCCAGACAGAGCGCAGTGATAGAGCTGTCAATGTTGGCAACGGTGAGCGTCGGCTGGGCGCTGCTGCCATCGGTTGAAGCTTCCAGTCCCTCGAGCTTATATGGCCAGGCACCATACTCTTCGCCCTGCCACCAGATACTCTTCGCCTTTAACTTTGATTCGTCGCCACCAGCAGCCGCAATCTCTTCTTCAGTATGCGGGAGGTTATAAGCGTGAAAGCGTAGAACGTCGTCCAGACCAAACGCAGAACCGTCTACCTCCAGAAGACGTATTTTTTCACCCGGTTCGAGGCGTTGATAATCTTCAGTAATCATGATGCGTATGCCTGTTTGAAGGTTGCTTTTATGGTCATCACTTTGCTGGATAGCGGCTGGGCTTTAATGGAATCAGCTTCAATCCGGTATAAACCGGTTTCGCCAACAGGAGACGTCCAGATAAAGGATTTTGTGATGTGCTTGCGGCAAAAACTCAGCGCATCGAGCATCTCTACCTTTTTTCCCGTTAAGGTCATCGGCCATGACTGTTTTTCAGGATTGATGCCTTCACCGGCGATCTGTTCAAAGCCGTCTCCAAAGGAAGCAGAGCGCGTTACGTGAGTAAACTCCCCTTCCATGCCCGCCTGAATCTGGGTTCGCCAGATAAATGTTTCGATCGCCAACTTTCCTCCGGGTATAAAAAAACCCGCCGAAGCGGGTCAATTGCTTAACAAAAATGATGTGTTCTTAAATGGAGTAACGTTGAAGTGCTGTCTGGCCATAAAATCAATAAGGTAACATCGCGCGGATTTCAGCATACCATTCGTTGACAGCGGGGATATCCCTTAAGAGCCAGAATCCTACGCCAATTAGCAAGAAGCTCGCTCCAAACTCAAAGATAATGCTGAACCAGTATTCAAAGGGCCTGGCATCCTTGTGAATGTACTCCTTTCGACTCGTTCCCTTGAATGTTTTGGTATAGATTCCCTTGCGCAGGTAGCCGAAAGACTGAACCAATGTTATAGGACCAATCAAAAAACAAGCACATACGGTAAACCAATATGAAAATCCCATCGCCCTTCATCCATTCATTGCATTAACACTATTATCGCATAGAAAGAATGCTAAATACCTACGATTGAAGGGTTAGTTATCACAAAGAACAGTAGTGGGATTCGTTTAATATTAATCTTTTGAAATGTTGTCGACGAACCGTGCGTTTTTGTGATTTGATAAAAAAACTCAAAAAAAGTCGAAGCGGTCACCCCTTCACATATATAGCAAAATGCGGGTTATGGAAAGATACCTGCCTCAGGCAGTTAAAAATACCCCACTAAAAATTTAGGTTAGAGCAACCCAATATTCGCGATTGAAGTCCTATGAACAGACTGACGACACTATATATTAAAGCGCGGGCCGGGCTGTCTCCCTATGAAAAGACACCTGAAGCATCATTGATTAAAATGGCTAAGAAATGTGGCCGCAATGAAATAGCCGCCATTAACATCAGGCTCAAACAGTTCCGCTCTGAACTAGCGATGGTTGAAGAGTGGGATGGAGATCAGCAGGATATGATATGGGATGCAATTGACGAGCATTGTAAGTTATTACAACTGATCACCGACAAACAGCCCACCTGAGTAGGCTGTTTGTCGTGCTAATCGTTAGAGCCCTGGAACGGTATTTCGAAGGACTGACTAAGCTTCATCGCGTTCCTTTTATTGCATTCCATAAAGGCGTCCCCGGCCGCTGCGCCTGCTCAGATATTACGTTAACTATTGCCGGCTTGAGCTGTTTGATGATATCCACATTATTTGCTGGAGCCGACCTTGTCGTTGGTTGCTCACGTCCCTGAATCACAACACCACCGACATTAACATTTATAGCGGAACTACCTCCCTGTAACCCGAACAGCGGTGCGTTTCCGACGTAGCCGCCGTTTGCATACCCCTGAGCTCCACGCATAAGCGCATAGAGATTGCCAACACCAAGTGCACTGGTCGCTTCCTTCGTAAATACAAACTCACCACCATGAACTACGCCTTTCGGTTGGTATTTACCGCCATCACCGGTGTAACCGCCGCTATCGAATCCCGGCACCAGACCACCACCAGAGAAACCAAAGAACGCACCGATACCCGTTCCACCAAACGCTGACTTCATTCCATTAACCAAAGCCAGTTGTGTCAGCATCTGGGCGATGCCCTTGAGGAAAGTAGAAAGGAAGTCTGAGAAGTTAGATTTACCTGTAGTAAAAAAGTCGATGAGCGTGCTGGCCATCCCGGTGAACGCATTGCTGGTAATTGTCTGCACTTGCGAGTAAACATTAGTCGCGCTGTCCTCAAATTCAGCCCAACCCTTTTTCACGCCGGTCAACCAGTCGCCACGCAACCTGTCCTCTGCATCATAGTAATCATTCGCCGCCTTAAGCTGCTTCTGATAGCCCTCGTCGTCAAGCGTGCCGCCGGAGTTGAACCAGCCAGAGGAAAGCTGGCTCTTTGCCAGCTCACGTTGAGCCTGACGGTCACTCATCCCGGCACCGTTCACTAATGCAGCCTGCTTCTCTGCCATCTGTGTGACGTATTTCTGCGAGGTATCCATTCGCTTGTTCAGCTGTTCCTGTGCGGTAATCTGATCACCTAACAGGGCTTTCTGCCGTGCCAACTGAAGCAGCTGGTCTTTACTCGCCAGCAGGGATTGCTCCTGCTTTGTCAGAGAGCGAGATCGGGAGGCCTCCTCCAGCACCTGAAATTTCGCTTCAGTCGTCCACAGATCTTTGCGCTGCTGGCTGATAGTGTCGTTCAGCCCTTTATGCTGCTGCAGCGCGCGTAACTGTGCCTGAAGCGCCAGCAGCTCGGCCTGGGCAGCGTCCGTGCTGCGATCGCCAGCCGATAAAGAGCCCTGCTTTCCGGTTTTGGTCTTTTTGCCAAAAGAAGCGACTCCTTCCCGATCCTTCTGGGTGGTTGCGGTACTTATCTTTCTGGTCGTATCGAGGTATTTACCTGCACTGATATCAGCGGCATCCCAGTCTTTTTTCAGCTGAGAGACGCTGTCGCCATAAGCGCCGGCCATTTGTTCGTTATAGTCCTGCCATCCCTGCAAAGTATCCGTTTTCGCCCAGTCAGGAATGAGATTAATCGCAGCCGCGATAGAGGAAGAAATGATCTGGTTCAGCTTCTGGAAAACGATCGCTACGCTGTAATAAATTGCGTTGAATTCCTTCAGTGTGTTTGATGCCAGCTCAGCTACCCACTGACCGATACTCTGCATGGCCTCAGACGCCCAGTCTTTGATATCCAGCCACAGGCGACCAAACGGTGTCAGCGAGTCATAAGCCTGCTCTCCGCGCTCAGCCATTGTGTCGCCAAACAAATCCATGGCCTGTGTAACTGCAGCGGTCTGGTCCTTCTGCTTTACCAGCTCATCAACATGCTTAAGTTGTGAAACGGTCAGGAAATTATATTGTTCGTTGAGACTCTGCAGCGCTTTAACAGGGTCTTTTTCGATGTCCTTATAGGCTTTGGTGATGTCCTGCGCCGAGACTATACCGGTCTGAACCGCCAGCGCCGTGGAGCCCGCTGCTTTTTCAAGTTGCTGCTGTGTCAGCGATCCCATGCCAACCAGCTCAGTCATCAAACTCTGAACGGTTCCTACAGTCGCGCCAGTAGAGGCAGCTATAGACTGGGAGGAAGCCATGATCTGAAGCGCTGACGTGCCGGCAATATTGCCAGTCCTGATAATGGCCTTGTTGATTTCGTCGTAGGCGGTGAAGTAGTCCGATCCCGCTTTGGCCGCAATCAGTACAGCGCCAGCCAGGCCACCAATGGCCACTCGGGCAGGAGTCACCATCGACAACATCGCTTTCAGAGCATTGCTTACACCGCCAAACGAATCGCGCAGCTGGCCGCCCTGCTGAATGGCCACCATATAAACCGGCATACCGGACGCCAGTGAGGTCACAATGTCGGTCATTTGCATCGGGAGATAACGCATCGCGTTGCGGTATTGCCCCGCGCTGATCGCTCCTGACTTCCACGCTTCCTCCTGCTCTTTCAGTCGGGCGATCATCGGTGCAGCACGATCGGACACGCCAAGTTGGGCTGCTTTTAGCTCTAACAGTTCTGCGCGCGTTTTTCCGATTGCTGTGACCTGCTCTTCCAGCGAATCGATAAAGGTTTTGCCCGCAGCAGATGCACGCTTCGCTGCCTGAGCCTGCTCAATGCGAGCCCGACCTTCTGCAGTCTCAGACTCCATTACCTGTGCCAGTTTTGCCCGCGTCGTCTCAAGCACGCTGTTGTAACGAGTAAAATCCTCGTCTCCCACCAGCCCTTTACCGCGAAACTTCGCCAGGCTCTCTTGGATCGTGTCCAGTTCATCCAGCGCCTTGTTGACTGGGCTAATTTTATTCAGCAGGTTCTGCAGCTCCTGGCGCTGTTGCTTCAGGCTTTCGTTGTTTTTCTTTTGGTTATCGATACCGGTGCGGAACGTACTGTTCAGGTCATCCGCTTTACCTGCCGCGGCGGACGCCGTCTCCTGAAAGCGATCCAGTGCCTGGTTACCACGCTCCAGCTCACTGGTATTTACACGCAGGGAAATCGTGGCGATATCGTTACTCATTCCGCTCTCTCTTTATGCATAATTTTTAGCGCAGCACTTTCCATCACCCGGATATCCGAAAGCGCGGTTGCCTCATCGTCGACGTTGTGCAGGCGCATCACCCAAGACAAAACGTTGTAGTCGAGTCCGGATGGCCCGCCCATACCCGTTCGCCATTGCGTGCTGACGGCCTGAAATACGAGGAATGAAGACCAGATATCAGGCCAGACGTCGATGTATTGATCGTCGTAGTCATCAGGCGTAAGCCCGTAAGGCGCCAGGTCCGCCGCTGTGGGTTCAGGCGTATAGAACGCAGAGGCAACCGCTATCAGTTTTTTTCGCGCTGCCCCATCAGCTCGCGATAGTAGGTTTCCGGGATGGCCTTCATTGCCGCAGGATAGTTTTCCAGCAGTACCGACAGGTTTTCCGCGTTGAATGCATCGGGAAGTGCCCAACCTGAAATGATTTCCATCAGAAAATCAGTGGCGGTTTTGCCTTCGAGTTTTTCCAGGTCAGCCAGTTCTTTAAGTGGTTTGTGGTTGAACGTGAACGTCAGCACGCCATCCTCATCGCCAGCGCGGGGAATCGAGACATTGGCCTTGAATGTAGGTTTGGGCTGAAGGGTGAATTTGGTCGCCATCGATACCTCTTAACGAAAAAAAGCCTCCGTGATGGGAGGCATGGAATTGTGAAAGCACTGACGGGTCAGGCGGCAGCGTCAGTCACCTTGTAGAACGTCATCGCCGGTGACTGCAGGTTCAGCACCACACTCACTGTCTCTACCTCGTTAACCGCAGTAGTTGGCGTATCGTCAAAGGACGCCGTAGCCGCCCAGTAACGGTTTTCCTTCGCCTTCGGCACGTACATGTAAGCCGCAACCGTCTCTTCGTCTTCGTCCAGTTGGCGCAGCAACGGATATACCGGGAGAGTTGAGTCGTGAGCGATCGAGTAGGTCTGAGAGACTGCGGATTTATAGGTATTCAGGTTTCGCTGGCGGTCGTCGCTCAGGAACTGAATCTGTGTGGTGTTCTGATCGCCACCAGATTTCGACACCTCAGTTATTTGCGGCAGCTCGGTCCATTCAAGCACCTTGCGGATCGAACCGGCACCGCCACCAGCGGCATATTTGTTTTTGTTGGTGGTATTGATATTGCGAAGGGTTACGGCGCTTTCTGCAATCGCATCAATTTTTGCAATGACGTTATCAACACCGGACCAGTTGCAGTTTACATGAACAATATCACCCACCTTGAGTGCGTCCGCTTCACTCACGGTGATCACCATATTTTCGGCGTTCGTCGCCCCGGTGAAAGTAATGGCTGGGCCATAACCCGATGCCAGATAGACGTGAGCGCCGTTAGGCAATGCAAAGCCCATATTGGTTACTCCTTTAGAAACGGGAAAACCGGCAAAGAGCCGGTCAGGTTTAGAAGGTTGCAAGGATTAGCTGGAGATATCAGCTCGATAATTGAGACTAACGGGAACGGTATAAGAGACAGATGTAGTGATACCGCGGAAAACACCAGGCGTTTGATCTATCCAGCATGTAAAACCCCTGCCTTCAATCTCCTGCCCCTCGGGGAACGATTCAGCCACGCGATCAGCCAGGGCCACAACATCGGTACGGCCTGTGCCTGCTGGGGCCACAACGTTAATCTGGTATACACCTGAATAAATGCGGCAGCGCAATCCAAGGTCCAGCGTACGCGGCGTGGCGGGCATGTCATGGACTGCAAGATAGAGCCCATCAGACGGCGGTGTAAAAGGAACATTTTCCCAGGCTACTGGGATACCTTCTGCATCAGCCCACTCGCCGAGCCTGGCGGCCAGCGCCGCCGCGATATCGGGAATCATTTAGTCACCTCCCTTACTGCTTCCTCAAAAAAACGCTGAAACTCAGCAGCAGTAATGCGTACCATCCCTCCCGGAGCCTGGGAAGAGTGCCCCATCTCCAGTCGATACGCGTAAGGGACGTTGTTGCAGAAATAAATATCCTTCATCCCGACTTTGAACAGCGACAGTGTGTAATTGCCGGCGGCTTTTGTCAGATTTCCGGTTTTATCGACACGGCCCGTTTCATCTGTGGTCGGTGCATCAAAAGACACCTGCCAGTTGCCCCGAAACCGTCCACCCGTATATCCGGGCGGCGCTTTGATATCCATCCCATCCATCAGTCGAGCCTTCTTCTTAAGTCGTCCGGTTTTAGTCAGGTTTGCAGGGTCCGATTTTTGCGCTTCGTTATGGTCGTATACCGCCTGATTGTAAGAAGCTGCCGTCTGGTTGATGCCCCAGAGTTCCGGGTTGCCGACAGGTGACATCATCACCAGTTGATTAAGGATCCGAATGCCGACAGCTCGTACGACTGCTTCCTGATTCGCTTTGGCTTTGTCCAAAAACGCGGTGATGGCAGCCGTGAACGCCTTGTTATCGCTCATGCTATGCCCTCAACTGAGACTTGTAGCAGAGCACCACACCGCCCGGTTTCACCGGATTAGGCTTAACCACGCGATGACTTACGCCGTCCATGTCGATAAGATCGCCGGTTTTAATTTCCTTCTCAGCGGTGAAGACAATCCGAACATCGCCGTTTTCAATGACGGTTCCATCAATTTCGCCTGGAGTGTAATCCGTCTTCACTCCTGTGGCGGTGAACTGGATATCATCGGAACGATGCTCCACACCACCGATGACGATTAACGAGCCCTTACGCGTGACGTTGTATGCAATGCCGTTCTGCTTGAGCATACGAGTCGCTGTCGCCTGCATTCGCTGATAGTTGATGGCCATTACGCGCGCTCCGCGAAAGTATTGATTGCATATCCACGCCCACCAGCCAGGTCGCCGAGAATAGCCATTACCGCCGGGTAAGTTGGCGTAAACACCTCACCGTCGGCAACCGCATAAGTCATGGTTACGGCGCCTTCGACACGTTCGGTTTTCACAGCGGCTTCGCGCACGCTGGAGAGTAAATCGCCGTCGATTGCCTCTACCGCCAGCATGCACTGCGCGGTTATAACATGCCGTGGTACTTCATCCGGCGGGAAATCATGTTCATCCAGAACGACATTCACGCGTGGCCATGCCAGCGGCTGTCGAGGGTCTGCTTTGAAACCTACCCAATCAAGCCCTTCCAGATAGTCCATCGCCTTAATCAGTAACGGCGCGAGCTTTTCAGGCAGCTCAATCCCTCTCAGCGCGGCAAATGACGCCAGTTCATCTTCGCTGGCGTAACTGTTAACGTCAGCGGCGGTGATATCAGTATTAATCATCTGAGCATCCGTTGAATGGGGCTTACGCCCCATCAGTTAGCCTGCAGCAGGTGCGGTGAAGGTGATTTCCTCACTCGATTTAGCAATACCATCAACGGTACCAGTGACTGTGAAAGTACCTGCTGTATCAGAGGTAAGTTTGACCGTCGCCCCACCAGCAGAACCGGTCTGAGAACTGGCCGTGCTGAGCGTGCCGCCGGTTGAATTCCAGGCAACGGTTTTGCCGGAAACACCTGCGCCGTTTAGCGTGTACTTCAGGGAAATGGTGACCGCATCGGTGCTGTCAGCGGTTGCGGAGGTTTTATCCGCTGACAGCGTTACTCCCCCGCTGCGGATCCCAGCTTAATCAGCACGCCAGCCGTAGATTTGTTACTGGTGAAGTGCTTCTTCCAGTTACCTGCAGTGCCGATTTTGGTCAGGTCCGGGTTGTCGCCTTTCGAGGTATCCCAGCTGTAACCCAGCAGGTCGACATTCACCACACCTTCTGCACGGTATCCGATCGCCAGGTTTTCCTGATCGTTGATGTCGTAGGAACGGAACCCCGGAGCCTGAGACTCAGTAACAGTCACCGCCCCGGTCACCAGCCCGAGAATCGCATCCGCGTCCATGGTGTCGGTCACCAGCACAGGTTTACCCAGCGTCCCCGGCTGTCCGCCGTAAACCACCACACCCGCTTCTTCGTAGATTTTGTTGGCGATCGCCTCATCCACGATGTCGAAGTAGGTAGCGGAGTGCATAACGAAGAGCACGACACGGTTGAACTTGTCGCCGTACTTACGCAGGCCACGTGTCAGGGTCTTCTTACCGTCGGTTTCAATATCGGCGGTAACCACCATGTCAGCGTTGGCGCCAATAGCAGCCGTTAGCGCCTTCAGGCCGTATTTCACGTAGCCTTCCAGCGTCGCGTCAGCCACATCAGTGCCGATTACTTCTGAGAACTCATCAACCGAGCGGCCGCGGCGTTTGAACGCTTCTTCAGTAGTTTCGTATGGACCGTATTTCCACGGTGCTTTGACGGATACGGCTTCACCGGCGCCAATCTTCTTACCCGTCACCTTTTCGGTGGAGTTAACGTCACGCGATTCGATTGAGCCGCCCACTTTGTAGAAGGCTCGCTTGCGGAAATCGCCTTCAATCAGCTCGTTATCCAGCAGGATCGCACCGTTGGAGGACGCGTTGAAAATTGCCAGGTTGTCCTGGCGGCGCTCAAGGAAAGCGGTCTGCGCCAGGTCGTCATAAATGATCAGGTCACTATTAACAGTGGTAGACATGGGTTAATCCCTTATTTTGGAAGTTTGAGGAAGGCCTGTTGGCCATGCTTGCGGATGTAGTCCGCTTTGTCGCTGGCACTCATTTCGGAACGTTTCAGGCTGCCACCGCCGTTTGGTTTGTGTCCGCCCGCGCCGGTGCCTTCCGCGCGTGGGAATAGATGCGGAGCCGTCTCCTTAAGAGACACCGCCCACTCAAGCGGGCTTAGTGGGGTTTTGCCGTCTTTGCCGAACAGAACGTCGCCATTTGCATCAACTGCTACGGCCTCGCCTTCGTCGTTGAGCTGGAATGTGCCTTTGGCACGCAGAATCAGATCGTCAGATGCTTCCGGCAGCGCGCCAGCTTTTGAGGCTGCTGCACGGATTGCATCGCCCAGAACTCGATCCCGGAATTTGTTGGAGAACGCTTCGGCTTTGTCCGCGCGTTCATTTGCGGCTTTAATCTGCTTATCGACGTCAGCACGCAGACGCTCGGTGCGCTTATCGAGCACCTCATCGATTTTTCCGGCGGCAATCAGCTTTGCCTCTTCGTCGTCGGAAAAACGCTGGAGAATGCCGCGCACAGCGTCTGGATCGATACCTTCAAAGCGGGACAGGTTTTCTTTCTGCAGCTTAATGGTGCCCAGCAGCTCAGAGTTTTTCGATTTCAGGCCAGTGACTTCGCTGGTCACACGCTCATCAATCAGCTTCTGGATTTCTGGGGTGATTTCGATACCACCGCCACCGCTGCCCTCACCGCCGCTTTCAGGTGCGTAATATTTCAGAAGCATGTTTCGAATTAACATAATTTCCCCTCGGTATTTTGCCGGGCCTCGCCCATAAAAAAGCCCCGGCGGATGCCAGGGCGTGGAGTAAGATGTGATTGTTAGTTGTCTGTGCCTGAGAGCTGCTTCAGCCGTTCCAGGCTGATCCACTCGCCTCTGTCAGTGAACATATCAGCCAGGTCGATTTCACCCGCGCGGAACAGACGTCCACGCTCGGCACCCAGAACCTGATCCTGGCGTTGTGCCGACTGGCGCGCGAGCCATTCCAGATACGAGGTTTTAGCTGGCACCTGGCCATCCATGCTGGCACGAGTGCCCTCGTCCATCTCATCAATATCAATGCCGAGTTCGCCCCAAGACTTGAGAATCAGAGTTTCAGTAGAACGGCAGCAGAAATGAATCTTCCCGGGTCCCTGCAGGTAAGGCACCTTATGCCCGACCGGTTTGTTATCCAGGGTGTAACGCAGCAGGTCACGAATAATGCAGTCGTGGCTGGTTTTATTGTCCAGCGTAGACAGCCACTGTTTGCCTTTCACGATATCGTTGTTGGCACTGGTGAAGCTGTTGCGCGCTGTGGCAGCCAGATGATTCACAGCTGTTTTAGCGATGCTGGCGGCGTTTGCCCTGCTCATCTGCAGCGCCCCGTCGCGATAGTCTTTGTTGGCGTGGCCACGAACATTGCGCGCGATAGTTTCTACCGTGTCGCCAGCAAGATACCCCCTGCGGACGGCGTTCACGATACGCGCCAGCCTGTCCGATTCCAGATTCTCCGCCCACTCACTCAGCAGCCGCCCCTGAAAGGGTTGCGCCATCGCCGCGGCATACACCATATCGGCGGTGATGCCCTGCAACGGATAGTGAGACAGGACCTGTGATGGCAGAAGGGAATCGAACAGGTTCAGCTGATAACTGGCTTCGTTCTTTGCCAGCGCCACCAGCTCACTCTCGAGCCCTGCCTGCATGGACGCTATGGCTTGATGGTTAAGCTCACGCACGCTGCCCAATAAACTCTGCAGGCGATTAACTGTGAAGCTCTCCGGCGGCAATCTATCCAGCGCATCCAGTAGCCGCGCCGAAAGGTCCGCGTCCGTCTCGTTAAGCAACTTCACCATTCGGTTTGCCACGCCAGTGGCGTAGCGGCTTAACCAGACGGAATGTGCGATTGATTCATCTCGTAGGCTTTCGTTAATGGTGGGCATATCAGCCTCCCGTCAACGTTGGTGCCTGATTGCGAAGCGCATCAATAACCTCGTCCGGACTGTCGGCCGGGTCAATGAGATCAAGCTTCTGCAGTGCGCGAATCATATCGCTGTCTCGCAGCGCACCGGACTGCCAGGCGTTGACGATTGCCGTCACCATGCCCGACTCAGCAACCTTCGCAATGAATTCCTGGTTGATGGTGTAGCTCGTCGTTTCACCCTTGATACCGAGGTATTTCGCACACCAGCCAAGCGCCAGCGTATAGGCCTCAGAAACGTTTGACACGCAGATACCGAGCACCGACGTTGAGGATGTTTGCTCACCGCTCGCCTGGGTTGCCGTCTTCGCCGTGGCGTTCTGCTCAATCAATCGGGCGCCCAGCTGCACCATGTAATCGCGTTTGCTGTCCATGGCCTCTTTAGCCAGCATGTTCGGCTGCGCCTGGGCATAACCAAACGAGCCTTCTTTGGGAAGCAAAAGCGGTGATCGGGAACCAATTTTCACGCCCTTCTTCTCGAGATGGTCGCGCCAGTTGGTATCAAGCCCGGTCATGTACGGCTGCACCTGGCCACAGAACCATACGCTGTCTTCATAGTCAGCACTGTTACGGTAATGACCGTGGTTTATCTCCACCAGCGCAGCCAGCGGTGAATCATCAATTGTGGGATCGTTGTTCTGGGCACCGACGAATGTAAACGGAATTTCATCCCAGTAGTCCTTTCCTTTAGGCTTCGGATGATATTCGCTGTCGACGCTGTAGGTTCCGCTTGCTGTGCCACCGGCCCGGCGCCATACCCGGCAGATGAACCGCCCTTCTTCCAGCGCTAGCTCGCGGTACTGGATTTCATCCTTGTAAGCGTAACCATCCGGCTCTTCTACGCATTCGCGCAGGACCACAAGCACCAGCTGATCGCGTCCGTTAATTCGCTTTGTTCGCCAGTTGATAATGTTCTCTGTCGAATAGCGGAGGATGATCGCTTCATCGGAGGCTTCAGCGTAATCGACATAAAGCCCCTCACGCGCAACTTCCAGCACGTTCTCAGCCACCAGCTGTGACTGCTGATAGATGCTGGTTCCGGCCCCGTCAGCATTGTCCAACAGGTACTTCAGCTTCTCAGGACCGTTAAACGTGGGGTCCTTGCGATACGCCATCCCAAGCATGCCGATCTTCGTATTGCCGGCAATGGCGTAGAACACCGCTCGGCTCAGATAATCTTCGTTGCGTTTGCGGTTACGCGTGGATTTATCGGTTGGGTCGAGATAAGGCAGATATTTATTACCCGCCGCCTTTACGGCCTCAGCTCCTTTGCAGAAGTCCCTGTATTTCCGCCAGGCAGCAGAAGCCGCCCGGTGTTCTGGTCGAACCCAGGTGATATCGTCGTTTGCCATATCAGAAAGTTGTGTCCATGGTGATTGAATATGCCGGTTTCACGATCGGGTACTCCTTCACGATGAAGTACCCACCAGCATCATTGGGGTGATCGTTATCTGCTGATTTGTCCGGTTCGCCGTTGGCCGCCCAGATTTGCTGCTCGAGGCTTTCGGTGTAAACCGGACAGTTCTGGACGTTCACCAGATAGCGGCGTTCGCCGTTGGCGTTACAGAACATGGCGTTCATTGAGTTGATACGGTCCTTAACCGGCGGGTTGGCATCATCAACAATGACGCTGAATCCGGCATCGTTGAGCTGAGCAATATCGGTCTTGCTGGCGTTCTGCGATTTGCGTGAGTCGCCAGAGGCATCCGGATAGATGTAAATCTCCCGGCTTTTAACGTAGCGTCCATCCTCGTAGCGCCAGAACTCTTCCTGGATGCGCTTAATCATCGCCGGAGTATCGTAGACTTTCACGAGTTCACGAACCGCACGCGGCAGGCCATTACGCTTTACGTGAACAATCGCGGCCATTTTCCCTACGTTGAAGTCCATACCAATGAATAGCGGATCCCCGTCCTGAATCTCGTCAGAACAGTTATTCAGCTTGCGGTTGAAGGTGTGGTAAATGGTCCCGCTGTTAAGGTTGGTGAATTTTCCGCGCAGGTATGCCTGAATCAGTTCATCCGGATAAGAGCTCAGCAGCGATGGGATGTAATCAGGCGGCAGATTCTTCGCATTGTCGAACGTGCTGGCCTGAATCAGTCCGTACAGGGCCGCGAGCTCCGGCTTTTCACGTACAGCCTTCACGAACTGCTGGTAGACGAACTTGAACCCTTCTGGCGTCGTCGTTACATCGATGCCATTACGTAGCCCATCAACCTTGTAACGCATACGAGCGATGATTTTTCGCCAGGCCTGCTGCGCTTTGGCTGCGGCCATGACGTCCAGCTCATCTACCATCGCGTTACCGATTTTGAAGCCGACTATTGAGCCGGGTTTCTCCATTGAACGGCAGATGGTTGTCCCACGATAGCGCCGCCCCTCGTAGAAGTGAACCTCTTTGTTCCCCTCGTTGATTTTGACGCTCAGGCCCCAGTCAAAGGCCACCTCTTCAATCGTCGGGTAGAAGATGTCACGAATCTGCGGGTACGTCGGCGCGAAATAACCCTGGTTGATTTTAGGGTGTTCCCACATCCCCTTACAGATGCCGCCACAACCCACCCACGTCTTACCGGAACCGAACCCGGCAACATAGGCTTTGAATTTGTGCTGCATCGCGAGAAAGCGCGCCTGAGGAATGTTAAGTGTCGGGCTGATCCCCATCGTCTGCCCTCGCATCCACTACGTTGATATTGATCTGCACTGGGGTTGGTTCATCGCCCTCACCTTCACCGGCCAGCTCCTTGCGGAGTTTCTCAACCTCCAGCTGCCTGCGTTCGATTTCAATCTGCTGCAGTCGCTGCGCGAATTCGCTATCAGCCAAGCCCAGGCGCTTCATGACCGCTTCGAACATCCGCTCGCGGCTGATGGCTGTGATTTCGACGCCATTTTTGCCGACCTTCACGCCGGAGTACGCGAGCCGAGAAGTTGCCGGGAGTTTGCGAGTATCGGGGAAATAAGGCTGGCCAATACCGTCGCCATTGCAGCGCGGGCATTCGGGGTTTGGTTCTCGATTGTGGTCATAGCCGTAACCGCCGGAATCTTCGGGTTCACGTCTGTCACGCTCAGCAGCCTCGAGTCTTTTCTCTTCGAACTCCACGGCATCACGCCACTGGTAGTGGTGACCGAAACCCCAGCAATAACGGCACGCGCCGCGACGATACTGCGAAAGCTGGTTTGCATCGAAGGTGGCGAGCTGCCACATCTGAGCGAGGACTTCGTCGGCACTGCCAAGCGTGCGCACAATGGAGGCCTTTTGCTGCTGCGCAATAGTCTGCGCAACGTTAGGATTCGCTATGAGCTGACGACCGTAGTTTGGGTCACTATAACCAGCACGTGCAGCGGCGGCTGTTGCGTTATTGTCCTTTAGGTACTCAGCGACAAATAAGCGCTGCTGAGCAGTAAGTCCATCATCATCCAACAGCTCATTTGCGCTTTTATCTTTCTGCGCAGTGCGCATTTTTTTCTGCGCAGGTTTTTGCGCAGTTTGCGCAGTTTGCGCAGAAAGTTTTTTGATATATCGACGGGCGGTAGCGTAGTTCAGTCCCTGCGCTTCACACCATTCCTTTGGTGATACGCCGGTTGCGGCATGTTCGGACAGGAACCGTTGCTGAAGCTCGCCCCAGTCCGGTTTTGCCATAGCGTCCTCTGGTTTTTATTTTTGAATTGAAGGATATTAGTAAGTTGTATCGATGAGGTACTCGCGACAGAACATTTCTTGTTTTTCGGTGAGTGCCATAAATAAGTTATCAATACCAAAGGAAGATTAAGAATGGCAATGCTGTCCATTGATAAGACATGCCCACACTGCTTGAAGGAGCGGGCTGTGTTGAGGTGTATTGAACAAGCACCTTTAAGAAACAAATGTTATTCGCTGGTATTTCAATGTCATTCATGCTTCAAGCTTTTAATTGCTGAGGTGGAATCAGATATTCAAAGCAGCCCAGAGGATTATGCAAAGGCGCAAGTTTACCCCGTCATTCTCAATGATAATCCGCGGTTTAACGTCCTTGATACTTACCCATCACATAAAACCTTTTCCGCGCCAGAAGCAACCCCAGAGAGGGCTGCAAAATTTTTCGTAGAGGCAAAAGAAGATTTTGCAAAAGGACGTTATGAAACCAGCGCAATGAACTGTCGAAAAGTGATCGACATCGCGACCAAGGTTCTTCATACAGGCAATGAGGAAAAGTTAGTAAAACGAATTTCCACAATAAGAGAAACGGGACTCATAACACAAGAAATGGCTGACTGGGCACACATCGTCCGTATTGACACAAATGTTGCAGTTCATTCAGATGAAGAATTCACCGCTGATGAGGTTGACCAGCTTTTGAAGTTCACAGAAGTGTTTTTGACCTACTCATTCACTTTACCTGCGATGGTGAAAGCTAAGCGGGGTTCTGAATAAAATAGAGTGAATCCATGCCATTACGATGAGACAGCACGTGGTGATGGCAATAAGATACTTACCTTGAAAAACCAAGGAGGTGACATGTTTTCCTTTCTCAACACATTTAAGCGACTCATAAGCAAGCAGCAGGAAGCACCGCCCATTAAGCCGGAGTATTCAAGTGAACAGCTTTTGCAATGGGCCACTGGATGCATGCTAGAGGGCTTGCCCGACACGTTTTACGAAGCGAGGATTTCTTGTTTTCGTAGAATTGATAATGGCGGGCGTACGGCAATCGCAGCTATACATGACTTCAAGTTAACCAGCGAAAGCGAATATATATCTTTCACTCCACCAGATGCCCTTTACGCTACACAATGCATAGAGAAAATTCTTGCCGGAAAAAACTGGAACCAAGCCACCATAACTTTCACCCCACAAACGACACGATTCATATGGGAATAAAAAATCCGCCCGGAGGCGGTTAAATTTTGTTGAATGCTACGCACTGTATCCAGAGGTTTTCTCTCAAACCCTGTTTTTCAGCCATTAAGGACTCGAATATTTCAGATGAGGATTGTCCGCCATCGCAACTGAAGACTTCACCATACGAATACGCCGGTAAGTGCTCCCATGTGGTTGCATCGTAAGCATTCCATGAAAAAAACCATTTCTCTTTCTCTTCCATAACCCCTCCATTTCAGGAGGAGTTATTGTGCATTATCACAGGCACTCAGTGAAAGCCTGCTGTAATGCCTATGCCCTGGGTGGGGGCAACCATTATCAAGCCTACTTACAGGCGGCTTTTGCTGCAATCGTCACTACTGAAGTGAGCATACCCATGCCTGAATCTCATTTGGAGTAAAAAATCTTTAAAGAAACACCTTAATGGTGCCGTCTTTATTGTTTCAACACTTAAAAAAGGAGAACGCATGAGTATAGATTCAATGATGGCAGCCCAAGACTGCCGTGGATATTTGGGTATCGCAACCGAAACTGTTGCAGAAGTGACGGGGTACGTGAAGGGCACTGAGTATACAATCACTGTGACTATTGATCATAACAAAGTAGAATTTGCATTTGATGAACCCATTGGTCAGTTTCAGTACTTCGATACAAAATGGCAAATCATGGAGTGGGACGAAGTAGAAAAGATATTAACCGTGAGTAACAATAGTCCTAAATATTCCTTCAAAGTATTTTTCCCTGAGCACTAAGGAATCTTTTTACATACGAGCCTTTCAGGGGCTCGTTATCTTAGACTGTTTCTGCTCCATACCACAATATGCGCCAAGATGCCTTTCTTCATATGGAGGTCCATAACATTGATGCCGTGATCAGTCATGTAGATTCGCTTTAATAGGCCAAAACTCCCTCTATAATGACAGTCACCAGCGGCACAAAACTGTTTACCTGCTCAGACTGACGTCGTTACATCTTGCCAGTGAAAGTTTCGCCTGTTTGGGTGGCTAGCGTGACTTGGTAGATGTCCGACACTTAAAACCTCTTTATCAGCTAGTAGGGTTATTGCTATTACGATGGGACCGCACATGGTGATGGCAATAAAAAAGCCACTCGAAAGTGGCCTTAATGATGAAAATTTACGAATGGTTAGGCGTTTCCAACAAAAGTCCAATCACCAGCAGTATTCATGATCCCTATCTTTTTAGACATGATCTCTATGGCCTGTTTGAGAGCTTCACCTTCATAGTTATTTTTTGTCGATAGTCGCCATATCTGCTTAACAACATGCTCCGGAGTTTCAATACGAGCTAACGGGACATGAACCTTTGAATCGAGCACGTCAATGACCACCAAATCCCCGTCGTCTTCTACATATGCCAGCGGTTTTTCACTCATGGTATTTCCTCTGCTTGTTGATAGCAGAATGAGTGTAGCGCAAGACTTAATCACCGTTATCAAGCCCACCAAAAGATGAGCTTAGTAATGCCAAGCATCAGCCAATAAGTAACTCAGGCTGCGTTACCTGCATGATGTGCTCATGCTCGAGCTCCAGAACGCGCTTCTCTTTCTTCCTCTCGTTCATCAACCGGCTGCCTATCGTGCCTTTCAGCTTTGAGCGCGTTTCTTTGATGGCGTAGCGGTGTTGCATTTCTTCGCCCATCGCCGTGCGTCGGCTAAGTTGTTCGGCCATCCAGTTAAAGGCGGAGATGTATTGCTCTTTAATCGCGGTCGCCGTCTTCCCGGTGAAACCCATTACAAGCATCATCCAGCCATCTTTCGTGATGTTGTACATCAGGCGCATCTCGCCTTTCTTATCGAGGTATTCAACGGGCTCAAAATTGAGCCGGTTAAAGTCAGGGGAGCAATCCGACTCCAGCCGCTTGATAGTGCGAAGAACGTTTTTATGCGCCTTGCCGAAATAGCGGGCGATCTTCATGGACGTTGTGATGACCTTTCCGTTAGATGGCAAAACCATTTCGCGGAAGTCGAAGGCCGGAATAACTGACGGATTATTCATAGCGTGTACCTTTCTTTGAGATGAACCTTTGCCGCATAGGAAATCAGCCCGTCGAGGCACGCCAGCACTAACTGACTTCCTCAAAGGCTCATTTCAAAGGGTATGGTTCGACGTGGTTTGAATGCGCTGCGGTGCGCTGTGAAATGCGGATACAAAAAAGCCCCGGCAATTGCCGAGGCTCAGAATTTTGTTTTTGACACTTGATGTATTCTCTTCAGCTGGACTGCTCACAGCATGACTAACTTTTACTACTTTCATTTCTCGAATTCAATTTATTTTTTTCTCGCTTCTTCAGTTTTCCTGATTGCAGCCTTATCCAGATTGCACTGCCCCAGCGCCGTATAGAGCTGAGAGTTTAACTCCAGACTTGCCTTCCAGGTGAATGGCACGGCCATTTGGGGGATCGGCGTGTCTGCTGTCAGGTCAGCGCTTATCGGCACCACCGGGGCCGGAACGTAAACTGTCTGCGTATTCCCGCATGCTGTCAGCAGCGGCAGAAGGAACAAGCTGGTTAGCGCATGGTTCGCCTTCAAGCGCCTGCCTGATGTAGACAATGCGAGTCTCGCCTTTTTTTGCCAGTTCGTTCTTTGCATTCTGGGTAGCCTGTGAGATGTCACGGATGAGGTTCATCGTGGTGATCACGTTGCTGGTGATCGCCTCTGATGCATCTGCCCGGACCGTCGCCTTGTCGCGCTGGTCTTTGTAGATTATGGCGTTGTCGCGGTAGTGGTTAATTGTCCAAGCCATAAAGACCAGCAGGCAGATAAAGACAGCGCAGATGATCGCGGTTAATCAGCTCATTTATGGTCCCACATGCAGAATTCGCGCTCATTCTCCCGGCGCGTTACTCACCCTTTCCACTGTTTGCCTCCAGCATGAGTCCAGCGCCGCAGCAGATCGCATGCGCCTTTCTGGTTCCCATGTCCACCAGCTCTTCTGCGCTTTTATCTTTCTGCGCAGTGCGCACTATCTTTCGCGGGTAAATTTTTGTATTTTGCGCAGCAGTTTTCTTGATATAGCGGCGAGCAGTTACATAATTAAGATTATGCGCCTCGCACCATTCCTTAGGGGATGTGCCAGTAGCAGCGTGATCAGACAGGAACCGCTTCTGCAGCTCGCCCCAGTCCGGCTTAGCCATTGTTACCTCTAAACTGAATGAACTTTAGACGTCACTCACAGCTTCAGTATTTGAAGCAATGAAGTATTTTTCTCAAAGAAATCTTGAAATGAGGATTTAAGCTTATGAAATATGTATAACTACGATGACGTACAGAAAATCAAGGCCAATCTCGAGTGGATAGTGCATCAAGCCTCTGCCCGGTCTCATTTGCGCACTGAGCATGACCAATTAGTGATTTCCGATCTAATGGAACTCATCCAGACATATGAAACGCTTCTGGACCTTGTAAGCCAATTTGGAGCTTCCGTCTTAAATTCGGAAATCATAGCGGGTCTATCAATCACAGAGGAATTCATTGCTAAAGTTAAGCGGAATGAGGGTGCGATGTGAGCGACCAACACACTAAGTGGCGATTGATTTGTGTTTTGAAGCTTCAAACTGGTGGGTTACAGTTTGAAGCATGGGTTATTTAATTGCCGTACAGCCGGTTGAAAAGCGCATTTTTCATTGCATCAGAATCAATCGGATCCAGGTTTAACCAAGTCAATGTCTCACGATTCTTTTCTGCATTGAAATCAGAAAACACACCATGGATATCACCGTTATCAGGTGAGTAGAGAACAGCAATATTCTGTTCTGGACAGCTGTGTGGTTTACATCCTGACAGCGCAATATACTTTTTGCCCGCAACTGTTACTTCGGTTGATGGCGTGCTCGTACCACCACTTTTTACCCATGCAGGTAATTTGTTTTTACTAATAAGCTGGGAATAGCTTTTAGACGTGCTTTTTGCACTGGCGAAGTCAGAAAGATACTGCCCTTCATCAGCGACAGCAGTGAACGAAACCAAAGCCATAGCAGCGATAATCACTTTACCTTTCATGTTAATCCTCATTCCATAAAGACACCTCAACTCTATACCTTTGCAGTCGCTATGTCAGCCCTATGGATAATCAGAGCAGTTGATGTTACTGCCCGGCCCAAATGATTAGGTAAGGATTATCTTAATCACTAGCGCTTATGCTTGTTGATTACTGCCTGACTGCCAGACTGTTCAGGACTCTGATGCGGAGAATGCCAACTCCAGGGAATCATCGATAAAAAGAGCAAGTGAAACTGAGACTCCTTTAGCTCTCCTTGCGAGGGCTTTTTTTTACACCCAACTTATCAAGATACGTTTAAAATATTTCCTATCGTTAGTGTCAAGAAAAGAGATAGTGACAGAACCTTACGGACGAGGCTCTATTCCAGACATTGCTCTTTGATGTAGTCTTGCAGATAGCCAACCTGCTTCGTCACTGTGACGATTCGCTCTCTGAGGGTGAAATAATCCCGTTCAGCGGAGTCAGTAAGTCGGGGGCCGGAAGCATCGCCCACGCCGCTGGCGCCGGCCGTTCCGTTCGCGGGACATCTGGCGTTGACGTGCAGCCCACACTTGCCAGTGCGAACACAACGCTGCAGATCTTCAAGCTGAGATTTCGCATCGGCTAATTCCTTCGTGTATTTGGCATCCAGCGCAGCGACATCTCGCTGCCGGGTCTGCATGTCTTTGATGGTAGCGTTCGCCAGGCTGAGTTTCTCAGTGGCTTTATCGCGCTGGTCTTTGTAGATGATGGCGCTGCCGCGGTAGTGGTTAATTGCCCAAGCCATGGAAACGAGTAGGCAGATAACGACAGTGCAGATGATTGCTGTTAAACGGCTCATTTCTGTCCCCACTCGCAAACTTCACGCTCAATCTCGCGCCGGGTGATCAATCCTTTCCACTGCTTTCCACCGGCATACGTCCAGCGCTGAAGTTCTTTGCATGCACCCGGAACATCGCCGGCATTTAGTTTCTTCAGCAGTGTTGATCTGCTAAATGCTCCCGCTCCCACGTTATAGGTGAAGGAGTAAAGCGCGGCACGCGTAGGCTCAGGGATGCGAACTTTAATCAGCGGATCGATAGCTACAGCAACCTTGCGCAGGTCGGACTGAAGCAAAGCGTCACATTCTTTATCGGTGTAGCGGTGACCGCGGCGAATATCAGCACCTGTATGCCCATCGCAAACAGTCCAGACGCCAACGACATCCTGATAGGCGTAATAGCGCCGCCCTTCTAGCCCATCCGCATTGCCCAGCATTACTGCAGCAATGGTGATTGCTCCGGATCCGCCAACAATGGCGCCAACCAGCTTATTTCTGAGTGTCTGGTTCATCTCGTCTCCTGCTGCGGCGGTTGTCTTCGCGGATCTTGAAATAGAGATTCGTCAGATACGTCAGTACGGCGATGATAATGCCCACCAGCACGCCGATAGCGTTCCACTGCTCCGGGCTGTAGGCATTCAGCATGCCATTGAGGATGCTCCCGGCAGAAGCGCCGTATGCAGCACCGGTGGTTAGTTTGTCCATACGATACATGCTCTCACCTCGCTCAGTGCGGGTGCTGAATTTGGGAATAAAAAAAGCCCGCTCTTTCGAAGCGGGCCAATGAGTTGACTATTTGTAAGGTAGGTGTGAGTGCGACCTATTCTGTGGAGTGAAACTGTATCGGCTGATTCACTATAGGCTCAGGAGCACCACCGGAGAATTAGGCACATCCCACAACTCAAAGCGTAGCAACAGATTACAAAACCATAAAAAAAGGCCTGCTTTTTATGGCAGGCTCTCAAGGAATTTGAAACTTGTATTGTTGTTGTCATGGTGCCGGGTGCCTCCCGGTGACTCTACCCCAGTCAGCAAAGACGCGTGCATACCTGCAGATAGCAGTTGACTGGAACGCCCTTTCGCTTAGAAAGGATTCACCACGTGAATAAATTACGATTAATTCATTCACCCGGTCAATACTGTTCACCATTCACAAAAAAAAGCCTGCTCGGACAAGCAGGCATAAATAGCTAAGTTGGCAATAACTGAGGGAGTGGTGCCGGGTGCCTCCCGGTGGAAATGATCACAGCATTCATTTCCGCGCGCTGGTTGGACACTCTGGAGAAATGTCCTGCTGAACCGCCCCTCCGCTTAGGGGGATCCACCACAAAAACGCTTTCAGAAACATCCATTCCGCAGGATGCTTAAGAAGCATATGTGCAGTATGAAGAATCTGCTACATAATCAGATGAATATATTCATCTAAATGGTAGAGGGAGAGGGCCTTCAATCACCTCAGCTTCTCCGTTGTCGCAGATGTCGTCACCCTGTGTCAGATGCCAAATACCATTAAAAGTAAGTCCCGTCTCAAGGTCTTCAGTAACGCCATTGCTGAAGTAAGCAACCTGAATCCTGCCGTTGTGCTGAATCCAGTAGAAACCTTCTTCCATATTCCCTCCTGCGTTGTTGGGGAAATTCTAAGTCACCGCAGGGTTGAATGGTTTTAGATATTCTTAAGTCGCTATTAAGCAAAAAGCCCCACGGAGTTAACCGCAGGGCTTTAAACGAAGGCAATAACCCATCGTTGGAGCAAAATTACCACAGATTCGGGAAAAGTAAATAGTTCACGATAAATTCACGCCCTATTTTGTTATCTGCTTCAGCTGCGCATCAGCCCAGGCCTCTTCGATGTCAAACCTGGTGATGAGCTGATCGTAGAATGGCTTAACAGATTTCTTCCATGTATCGAGGCTGATTGCATCCGTTATCTCCCTTAAAGCTGCGTAAGCCTCCGTTGATGGAATTCGCTCAAACCCCCGCCCACTGCAGCGCTTGCAATCAGCCAGTACCGGAACGCCCTGCTGCTCTGTAAGAGCCTGATTAACAGCTCTCCCGCGGCCATGACAATCTTTACAGGCACAGCTTACTACCTTCTTCCCCTTACACTGAGGGCAGAGAACGCGCGCTACCTCCCTGACCTGCCTGTGCACCTCATACTCAGAAGGACGAATATCCTCCGTGCCCATGTTCAAAGACATCTTCACGAATTTCTTCTCTTTTGCCGGAGTGTGAGACTTCATGCTGTAGACCTCAGCATCAATAAACCCTTCCCCATTGCAGCCATCGCATTGCTTCACGCTGGCGGCGCTGCGGGAATAGTCCTCGAACGCGAAGGCGGCCAGCTGAAGCATCACCAGTGGCTTAACCCCGGCATCCAGTTTGCGCAGCGCAGCCACCCGATCGCACTTGGTGAGTGCGTACTGTGCCAGCAGCTCGATCGCCCTCGCCCGATCGTTGTAACTGATGCCCATCTTACCGAGGAAGGCACTGTATCCCATGGCGGCACGTTCCTGGGTCATGCCCATGGCCGTCATGACATCCGTCCCGGTCAACGAATCTGCACCAGTGGCGCGCGGAGAGTCGCTAATAAGCGTCGACTTGGCGAAGTGGTATTTCACGGTGTTTTCGAGGTTCATTAGGCTGCTCCTGCTGAATGATAGATACGAACAAAATTACGAAGAATGCGGTAATCCACCAGCACCGATCCCCGGTAGCGGTAAATGCGAAGGCGCTGCCAGCGCGCGCGTAGTATCTCAAGCGTTTCTGGCTTCATCTGGCCTCCTCGATAATGATTTGCCCGGTTTCTCCCCAGATTTTGGTAACCCATCCGTCCCAGACATGACTATCCTCGTCAAACACTGCATCCAGCAAAGCTTTTTCCAGGTTGTCTTTGTCCGGCTTTTGTTGATGAGGCTGGCCGACATATTGCGCCCGCTTTGCCTTACTCCAGCTCTTTGGCATGGGGATAACGAACGTGACGTGATATCCGGACTCAGGCAGACGGATGCCGAGTAACCTGACTTGTTCTTTGTATGCCCAGTACGCCGCTGTTGATGGCCGTTTATGCCATCGATCACGCTGAGTCATTCTGGGCTTGCCAATCGGCGTAATTTCGTAAATTTTCATGCGGGCACCACCAGCCCGCGCCGGGCAACTTCAATCACTGTCAGAACAATCGCGCGGTCCATAAGCTGCCGGCGCTCTTCCCTCTTCAGCTTATTCCCGTTATCAATACCGCTATGACAGCAAACGCATAGCGCAGCTGTCGCACAGTCATCGGTTTTTAATCCCACGCCTTTCCCTTCGTTCCGGTGTGCCACCTGCGTCCCCCATGCTCCACAAAGAACACAACGCTCAATCTGCCCGACGGCGGCGAGCCATTTTTTGCTGCGATAAATAGCCATGCTCACCCCCACATCCGGTTTCGCCAGCGGATATCCGGGCGCGCTGGTGTATTTGAGGTCGGCAGGAATGCACTGACAGTCCAGGTCACGTAATCCGGGTTAAGGCTGCGCTCAACCCGAACGCCGCGCGCTTTATAACGCTTAACCAGTTCGTCCGCCTGTTCGGTGCTGCAATCGTTGTGGTGGAACCAGGTCTTCTTCATTCCATCACCCCGCAAAGCCAAGCAGCTGCGCGGCGACATTTTCGGCCTCATCGCGACTGCGGAATGAACGGGACAGGACCCATCGCCAGAGGACATCGAGCGCAGCTTTATAAAGTTGCTGGAACTCGAGCTCGTCCATGTTGGCGAATGAGATGCTACGAGGATGCTTTTTGAGTGTTCCATCAGGTAGCTGAATGGCATCAAAGTGCCCTGCCTCGACGATCACCCATGAGCGGTAAGCATCGAAGGATTTACACAGGCTAATGCCATTTGTGACCCGGCGGTATGCAACCTGCTCAAGATACTGCTCAGCAGCATCGATCAGCGCGCCCTCATTCCCGCCATACGAAGCCAGGAACTTTGCGTAGCCGGTGATGAGCTTCCGCTCGTTGCTAGAGATAGCCCCGCCGGTTGGTTCCCAGTATTCAAAACCGAGATTGAGAAGCGCGAAAAAGCGCCGGTGAAATGCCGGGTTTCGTACCCGCCTGAACTCGGCAACAAGAACATCGCCGAGCCGGGTTTTGGATTGCAGGATATCGCTGGTCTCGGGCGTTGCCGGGATCAGTATTCCTGAGTGGTGTTTGATAAGTTGTAATTCTAGCGCCATGGTTCTCTCCGTGGCGCATCAGGTATAGGGTGTTCAGGCCTATGAAAGAATAATATCAGACGGTGGTGTAATTCGGTACCCAAGCCGTTTTGCAAATTGCATGAACCCGTTGAGAGTGAAGATTTCTTCCTCTTCGAGTAGCGGCCGTAATGAAACTATTCCATTTACTCGATAAACCAGATATCTCCCTTCCGCCGGGAAGCTATAGATAACTGCTTTATCGGCCCTTCTGACCACGTCGTACCATTGATCATCTTCATTAAAGGCATCTGCACTACACACTATTTCCCCCAGAGCGACTTATTGACGCGGCAAACAGTAATCGGGAACAGCCAGGGGAACGCAAACAGCGATACTCTTTGAAACTGCTCCAGTGAAATTTACGCGATTAATAAAACCACTCGTCCGCGCTTTCCCAGGTCTCCTGCAAGATATGCTCAACCTCTTTCTTGTCACCCCCGAAAACAGACAGCCCATCATTGCTGGCACGCTTGATCGTTAGCTGACAATTATCAAACTGCTTGCTGAGCCTTTTGAGCAGTTCTGACTCTAGTGCAGGTATAGCTCCATCAGGAAGTTTCTTCATGCGATCAATGGCTAACTCGATTTTCATTTTTCCCTCCGCAACAAACACCTGTATGTATATACAGTATATTTATAAACGTATCTTACGGATTTTGCAACGATTAAAGAGTGTTAGAAGGATGGAGCGCTTCCAAGCTTGCAGGTATCGGTTTTAAGAACGATTTGGGACAGATCTCAGATTTGGTGGTCTACACAATAGTTATGTTGAATAGATTTCAGAGGAGTTTAGTGCAGTTTCACTACTAAATTGTGGTTTCGATATGAGATTTATAAAATGAAAATTCGTAAAGGCTATTATGGAGCTTGCTGTTACTAAGCAACAAATTTGTCAGCAAGCTCTAAAACGACATGAAACATTACCAGTGCGTAATGTAATCCAACCGGTTATCGAAATTTACTGAGATGCAGGCACTCTATCATCTTGACGGAAAGCCTCGATCCCGACTTTCTGACCATAAGAAAGTTCGAGTGTGTTGCCATCAGGATCAGCGAAGAAGACATAATAACCTACCGGTTCGCCTGCCTGAGCCGGTTCTTTTCGCAAGATGCCTTCCATTCTGGCCATCGCTACTTTATTGTCGATTTCTTCAATGCTTGAACAAGCTACTCCCAAGTGGCCAAAATTACCTAAAGGGGTGTCAGTCACAGCATCAACCTGGACAAGGACAAGCGCAAAAGGGCGAGTTCGGTCACTTAACCATGCGACTTTACGTGCCTCCGGAAGGTCAGGCTCTCGCCTGTGTACGACTTCCATGCCAGCATAACGGCCGTAAAAATCGATACTTTTTTCCAAATCTCTAACAACAAACGCAACGTGCGTAAAACCGACATCAATCTCTTTCATTAGGCTAATCCTTTGACTATCTCCAGAATCGCCATCTTAAAAGCTCAAGTTAACTTGAGGTCAAGAGCCTTTCAATCAATGATTTTGCTGGATTTCTTGCACGTATTGTTCAATGTCGTTCAGGGTTGCAGCCTATGCTAACTAACTCCAGCAAAATGAAGATAAGGCCCGCTACACACAGAAGAAAAGATAAAGTTAAAGCCGCAATAAAAACCATTCGAAACTCCATGTAATCATTTTCACTACCAAAATCTTAGAATCAATTTTTACTTTGTCACGTGCGCATACCAGGCAATTTTTATGTTGCAGAGCCAAACATATCTCGCGGGCTTTAACCACGGTTATTGAATGGTTTTTTGTGAAGCATTTTACTCTTCATGGACAATTTTAATGTTACCGGACTCTTTTTTGTAAATTTTTCAGTTAAATAGCCCTAACTGACCTTTCGCATGCTACTTTAGTAGAAAATCCTTTAAAGTGTGCAACTATGCTTACCACTCTCATCTACCGAAGCCACCTGCGAGCTGATACACCAATTCAATCCATAGTTGACATGGTTAGTGAAGCCAATTCCCGAAATGAACGTGCGGGGGTAACTGGTGTTTTACTTTTTAATGGCGTTCATTTCTTACAGCTTCTGGAAGGAGATGAAACCGCTGTAATGCAAATCTATAAAAAAATTTGTATGGATGCACTTCACTTTAACATTGTAGAACTCTTATCCGATTATGCCCCCTATCGACGATTTGGTCGCTCAGGCATGGAATTAATTGATATAAGACTATTCAGTAAAGAAGAGTGTCTGGACAGGGTTCTTCAACGTGGAACAACCCAACATAAATTGCTTTACAACGACAGAGCATTACGGTTTTTCCGTACATTTATAGATTCTGCTGAGACAGACAGCTATTATGAACTTCCTGATAGATTCAGTTGGTTTTTTTCATCCGATCAAATAAATGTATCATCGGTTGATCCCGATATTATCGAAGACATGCATGCAGTTATAGACCCTCTGGCTGCTCAAATTCATTCTTTTGTCTTGAGTGCAAAATCAGATAAAGGCGATATTAAAGCCAATAATTTATTTTTTGATTTGGAATCGAAGAGAGACTTGTTAAAAATCGTAGGGGGTTTCATTACCTCTTCACAACGAGTATCAATAACACTCCTGCCTTTAACCTTACTGAGGGTGCCTGATGCGATTGAAATATTGCTCGATTATATCAGAGAAAGTAACTTATACCCAGAACAAGTTATAGTTGAGTTTTCAGAGAGCGAAATAATCCCTGAAATTGATGAGTTCGCGCATTCAGTGCAGATACTCAAAAGTTGCGGATTAAGCGTTGCTATTAATGACTTTGGTATGGGTAATGCAGGTTTATTGTTTCTTTCGAAATTCCAGCCTGAGAAGCTCAAAATACACCCGCAACTGATACACAATATACATAAAGAAGGTTCCAAGCAGGCTATACTCCTAAGCTTAATCCGCTGCTGTGAACTTTTGGAAATAAGAATCTGTGCTACAGGAGTCGAGCAGACAGAAGAATGGATGTGGCTCGAATCCGCTGGGATATTTTGCTTCCAGGGCAATCTTTTTTCAAAATATGATAAAAATGGATATTTGAAGATCTTCTGGCCAGAATCTAATGAATTCAGCGAATGTTAAAAAGAACTTGTAGACTTATTACTTTTTCATAGGATTAACGCAGTCATACTCGGTGGGTGTCAAGCTGGAAGCGGGTGAACTAATACATAGGGAAAAGTCAGCGGGCCCGGCGGGTGCAAAGGCAATGCTTCAGTACTCAGTAAGATGCGGTAAACCGAGCAGGCTTAGATTGTTGGCCTCATTTTCGCTCACAGGAACCAGTTCATCTCTATCCCCTCCCACCAGCATTGATCCAATTAAATTTGGCTCTAAAAGCTCAGCTGGTATCGAACGGTCAGCGATACTTGCGCAGCAAACGTGCCGCGCATATACAGTGCTGGCTTACCTTTTATCAAACGTACTCACGCCTGCATACCCTTCCCCCTTGCGATGTTAATTCTGTCAATGCATTCCCTTAATGCTTTGACTTGCTCAGGGGTAAGTTCAGATTCATCGATTGTGGTCAGAAGAGCGTTGAGGGAGCGCTCAATATCGTTTTTAGTCAACCGTAAACAGATAACCTTAACCCAACGTGGCGAGAACTTGCTGAGGCCGATTGCTCTTGTGATACGTAGTTTCATGAGATGCCTCTTAACCGCCAGTGGTGGCGATTTCAAACTCGCTTATAACACACGTGGAGAAGACTTATGTGATTATTTCGCCATAGAAATTTCTAAGGGTCGTTTCACTTGAGGACAACCAGGCTTTCAGTAAACGCCTAAATTGGTTTTCCAGCATGTCACACAAGCGCCTCGTCATAACCCGAAGCGGCTTATCAAGTGAAGGTAGTTTTTACGGTCATGCACAGGCTGGGATGTCATTTGTGTGCCAGAAGCAGACTTTAATATAGCTCCAGAGTCCCTTATGGGAGCTATTTACATCTGTCAAGCTTTAGCAAGCGGCTTCATTCGAAAACTAATACCCATACGATTAATGGCATTCATGGTGGCAATAACAATGGTAAGTTCAACCAAATCTTTTTCACCGAATACAGAAAGCGCTGCGGAATATGCTTCATCGGAAGCATGTGTTTCACTAACACGGGTAACTTCTTCCGCCCATGAGAGGGCAGCTTGCTCTATATCCGAGAATAAATAGGTAGCTTCTCGCCAGACAGGCACCAATACAATCTTTTCGACGGACATGCCACTCTTGATAAGATCGCGAGTATGTATATCTATGCAGTGTGCACAACCATTGATCTGGGAAACTCTTAAAAAAATTAAATGGATCAGCTCGGCAGGTAAACCTGTACCAGTAGTGGCGTAATGATGGAGCGCTGCTATAGCCTTGCCACCTTTATCGGAAACTTGAAACCAGTTTGGACGCTTCATCGTTATTTCCACCTTTTTGAGTTGTTTAAAATAAAAAGATGCCTCACAGAATCGCTACGACTGAATGACAGAATTTAAATTAGTACGTCTGCTCAGACGTTGTAATCTTAACCATTGATGTCATAGATAAAAGAGACAAAAAATGAGTAAAACGGTAGGACAATTATGGGATACCTCATGCAGTAAAACTGGATAACAATTTTTAAAAGCAAACCCTGAGTGTTGATAAAATCCACGGTAGAGTCCGCTTCTCGCTCATAACAGACCATTTCCTCACTATGCCCTGCCATCTGCTTTCATCCGTTGATATTTAGCTTTCAAAAGCTCCGCCGGTGTCGGCCCTTTCGGAGCAACTGGCGCAGCCAACGCCCGACGAATAGGCGGAATCGGCTTCCCGGCTAGCACCCGCTTTTCCCACATGTCCAGAATATCGCCAGCTTCCCGCTCGACTTCTTTATGGCTCAGTTGACCATCAGTTCCGCGGCGCCGCAGTTCGAGGCAAATATGGTAAAAAGCCGGCTTCGGCCACGGATATTGCTCGCTGCTCGGGTACCGGAACACCAGCTTGCGCCACTTCCAGAATTCGGCCATAACGTCAGCGACGGTGATCCCCAGCACGCAGCGCCCTTCCCTGCACCACTTGATGAACTTGCCTGGCGAAGGCAGAAAGGGACGCTCCTGGCGACGCACCATTCGCATGCCGGCCTCAACCTGCTCCATGCTGGTTATCCCATTTTCTTTGAAGGCCAACACCCACTGGCGGCGGATCTCATTCACCTCTTCCTGACTGCGATTAACCAGGCTTGCCGGGAACGCAGCTGCCAGCTGTAAGAATAGCCCGTTGATAATCTGCGCCACCTGCTGCGTTTGTTCGCGCTCGGTGTACTGTTCAGGCAGGTTATGTGCCACACGGCGAGCCTGTTCCCGGTCAAAATCGCGAATACTCTCGGCAAGGTTTTTCATGCCAGTACCCCGTCAATCCAGTCGGTGTTATGCAGGTCGATGCTGCCCCGGGAAGGTTTTACCGTTCCGGTTGCACGCAGCCGCTTGGTGGTGAGCTGATCCCACTGCTTGCGCAGACTCGAAGGGCTCAGGATGTTGTCTTTCCAGAACTCGTCCCGGTTGGCCCACTGGAACAGGTCACAAATTTCGTAGTGCGTGCGCTTGTCCTGGACACGCATCAGCCTGATGGTGTTTGCCCATTCCGCCCAGTTTGGCTCAGATAGCGATGCGTTGACGGTGAGAAGCCTGTCGTAAATCCAGCGTGCGGCCTTGAGGTCGTCAGCGGATCCCCATGATTTACCTGCTGGGGTGTATATCCCGGCGGCAGCTTCTGGATGGCGTGAGAGAAACTTTTGAGTTTTCTGGTTTCGGGATTCGTCAGAATTCCGAGACGAGGATCTTTTAATATTGTTCTTGTTATAGTCTTGGGTGTCTACCGTTTCCGGGAATGTTTTTCCCGTTTTCGGTAACACTTTTCCCGATTTCGGGAAGACTTTTCCCGTTTTCGGTTTGTCTAAAATCCAGGCGGAAAGGTCAGTATTTATACCGACAGTTTTCATCACTCCCTGCTTTTGACTGAATATAATTTTGCGTTCTGCGAGCGATTTGAGCGCATCAGAAACATGCGAATCACTCAGCCCTGTAAGCTCAGCGATCACCGTGTTCGTAACGCGGTCCTGTTTCTTGTTCCAGCCGTAGGTAAGCCAGATCACCGCCTCAAAACACTGCCACTCCCGGCCTGACATTCTCAGACGAGGCTTGAGCTGTTGGATCTCGTTAGCGACCTTGGTATACCCGTTCGACAGGTCGGCCATACGACCTCCCGGTTGTTCGTTTCTGTGGGGGAAATTGATAATTTCAGCTGTGTTTGACATACTTAGCTCCGCAATTACACTCCGTTTTTGCACCTGAAAGTCGGTTCTGTTCGCGCAGACCGGCTTTCGCCTTTTCTGAAGAATTCATATTGCACCCAGCATGGTTGTGACCATCGCCAGCAGCGGCGCTGTAAGATCCGGATCGACTCTGAACATTTCGAAAATCCCTTCGCCTAACTCCTTCAGTTTTTCCTTCTTCGGTGCATCGAGCATCAAAGCTTGCTTCGCCTCACTAACCTCTTTTTCCAATCTGGCCATCCGGTAGGCAAAGGAGTCGTTTTTAACGACGCGGTCGCGGTATCGAAGCGGTAATACGGACATGATCGCTGGCACCAGCTGTTCGACGTTCTTTCGGTACGATGCGGAGTCTTCTTTGTTGTCGAGCCAGCGGAACAGCTTCACGTTCCAGACATCGGCCTGGCCTGAGAAATCCACGCCATTAAGTTGAAGCTCTTCCGCCGCTTCTTGGATTTGAAGTGCAACAGAAACTCGCCCTTCTGCTGCTGCCCACGCCCGGACTGCAGAACAAATATCTCGATGATCAATATCCCGCTCTGCCGATTCGCTTTGATGACACGGGAATATCACTGGATTAGAGGAAGCTCTGCTACTCTGTTGAAATGAAACAGTTTGCATAGTTAAGGCTCCTGTTTGGGTAAACCATCAGTTGGGTTTGGGTAGAGATCTGGGCGCAACTCATGCGGAGTTACGCCGGTAACCCCATAAATTTGCAAAACTCGATCTGCCGGGACGACGCCCTGATATCGATTTCGCCAATGACTAACAGTCATGGCGCTTACGGTTAGTAGTTGGGCTAAGCGCGTAGCAGTTCCTGCTTTGGTAATTGCTTTATCAATTGCTTTCATAAATAGCTCCTGTAACAACAGCGCAATTAAACATATTGTTTATGTTTGTGTCAACATTTTGAATATTGAGCTATTAAACATTTGGTTTAGAATTCGTCCATGAAAGAAAAAACTCATCAGATTAACCACCCACAAGTTCAGCGGCTTAACGAGGTTCTTGAGCTCAAGAAGTTGACCAAATCAGACATGGCCCGTATTTGTGGCGTCAGTGCTCAGTCGGTCAATAACTGGTTCGTACGTGGGACGATTGGTAAAAGCTCAGCGATTAAGCTGGCGGATGCGCTTGGGGTGAGCCTAGAGTGGCTGCTTGGCCAAGATGTTGGCGAGAAAGATGGACTAAAGCCGGACGAACAACGCCTGTTGGAACTTTACCGTCAGCTTCCCGAAGAAGAGCAACAGAACATGCTTCGCATCTTCGCGCTTCGCCTGAAAGAGCTGGACGAACTATATGATAAGTATATGAAAGGCCGGATTCGTTCACAGGATGATTGAGTAATCCTTTCAGCAATGATTCGTAAAGATCTACTATAAGAAATGGCCATAAAGTGGCCTTTTTTTATGCCCCTCGAATAACTAACACATCCCTTGTACTAAGCGCCCATTCCCCGGACTTCCAGTCCTGTACCATTTCGTCGAATTTTTTGCCTCCAAAGAACAAAATTTCACTCTCCATAAGCACCATATAAACATTTTGTTTATTTATAATTACTCATTTTGTTGACTTAAACTTAAACTTTGTGTTTAATCTAACTCACCAAGACGCATCACGTTCCACCAAGGCAGGACGCCCACGAAGTAGCCGCCGACGGCATACGAATATTCGGATGAGGTGGAGAGATTAACGCGCATCAGGTGTAAACGTTCCGCTGGCCGGCGATAAGGCAAAAGAGGGTGAGAATGATTGATTTCGCACGCAAACCAGGACGGCAACAGGCTGTAAAGCTGAACTTCTTCGAGGTACTCCTTCGCCGCTTGTGCTACCTACTGGCGCAAAAGGGGAATCCAGATGTGTAACCCTACGAAATGCGGGTACTGCGGCAAGCCGGTTGAACCGGAGGAAGTAGTCAAAAGTACCCTTCTCTATCGCAACGGCTCACAGCTGGGGCGCAAAGAAAAAGAATACTGCTCTGAACGTTGTGCTTCGTACGACCAGATGGCCCACGAAAGCTAACGTAAAAGCCGCGCAAGGCGGCCCGTACGTCCGGTGCTCCCGACCAAAGTTACACCGGAAAACTACTTAAAAAACCAAAGTTCACCCAATGGGCGCTATCTCTGGCCCGGGGATCTTACATCCAAAAAAGAGGATCTCACATGGAATTTTTCTATGTAGTGAAGGCTACGCAGAAATCTGGCAAAGAAGACGCAGTGATTTGGTTCACTGCTAAATCAGAAGCCCGTGCAAACCTGCAGCTCGATGTTGAGCTGGAAGATGCCGGTATTGAAACCGGCCGCGGTAAGGATTACGCCAAACCGGTTCGCACCGATTTCCCGGTGTATAACGACCTCCCGGAAGAAAGCACCGTGGATTACACCTGGTGCAAACGCTACGAACTCCAAGACGATGGACGCACGTGGCTACCAAAGGCTGGTGCTGAGTCTACTGGAGCCGTAGACAACACTGCCGCACCGGAACCGACAGTTAAAGTCGAAACTACCGTCGAGAGTGTTCCGGTTGAAAACCGCACTCCAGCGGTTCGTTATGCCGTCCACCTGACCAGCAACAAATACCAGTCACATATCACTAAAGAGCAGCAGCTGGCTGCCAGCGAAATGTCACTGGATGAAGGTAATACCTATCTCCAGAACCTGCTGCTGGCGAAGAACGACATCCCTGAAGTTGCCGAACTCAGCCTAAACGCTGAGTGGAAACTGGTCCAGGCGATTAAGCAGGTATTCGCGCCAGATGAAGCGCACGAAACTGAAGTTATCGCTGTATTCATTGCTGACTGGACGAGAGCAGATGCCGACGACCGCAATCAGTTAGTTGAAGAGTGGAGAAGCAGAAAGCTTACTCTTCTTAAATCAAAAAGCACCAGCGACGCCGACGTTACAACTGGTCAGGATCCAGAACCTGAAAACGGTCTTCAGATTGACGAGAATGATGACGAAACCACTCGTTATCCAGTCGTGCGTATGCCGTTCCGGAAGCAGCTACTCGCCCAGTTCACCGCCAATGAACTGCGCCACCACTTAACCCGCGAAGAGTACGAAGCTATCAGCGCGCTGGAGATGGACACTGACAACAGCTATGTCCAGAACCTGTTGCTGGCGGCAGAAAACTGCGAAGAGGTTAAAGGTTACGACACCAAAGACCTGTGGCGCTATACCGACGCCATTCGCAAGGTGTTCAACCAGGATAAGCGTCACGAACTCGCTTTGGTTCTCCGTTTCACCAGAATCTGGGCGGCGACTGATTATATCGATCGCGGCATTCTCGTTCGCGAATGGGCTACCGGTAATCGCATCAGTAATGTTCAGCGCACTGATTCTGGGACCAATGCAGACGGTGGCTATGTAACGGATCGCGGCGAAGGCGCGCATCACACTCTGGACACTCTCGATCTTGAGATCGCATGCGCCCTATTGCCTATGGACTTCCACCACTTCGAAATTCCTTCCAGCGTGTTACGACGTGCCAAAGAAATCGTGGCGAAGAAAGAAGAACCATGGAAATCATGGAGCGCCATCCTGCGTAATCAGCCCGGCGTACTGGCGGTGAACCGTGCGGCAATCTTCAATCTGATCCGCATAGCGCCGGAAAACATCCACCACACGCCAGCAGCTCATCTTGAGTTTGTTAATAAAACCATGACGGCTGAGTTTATCTCTGCTGTGGAGTTACTGCCGTTGCCTACTCCTGTAGTTGAGACTGAAGCCCCAGGTGAACAACCGCAGGTTGAAAATCTCGGCAGCGGCATGTTCTCCATCGAAGGCATGATGGGTGGAAATACCGATCCAGTCATCAATACCACCTCAAATGAAGTCGAAAAAATGGAAAACACAGCGGAGACTACCAGCGATGTGCAGATGGAAACGGCTAAGCCAGAGAAAGACGAAGATGTTGGTTCGGTACCACCGGGCGAAAGCACTGATGCAGCTAATTCGCAGACAGATTCCGTAGAAGCAGACCAGTTGCAGGAAACAACAATTGACGTTCAGGAATCGAACCCAGAAGTGGAGTTCCCTGCAGACTTCGAACCTGGCCGATACGAAGGCCTACCGAATGACGTTTATCACGCTGCGAACGGCATTAGCTCAACCCAGGTAAAAGATGCCAGGGTCAGCCTGATGTACTTTAACGCGCGCCATGTAGCTAAAACCATCCCGCGAACAGCATCCAAAGTGCTGGATATGGGAAATCTGGTGCATGCCCTTGCACTGCAGCCGGAAAACCTCGAAGCAGAATTCAGCGTAGAACCTGAGATCCCGGAGGGTGCTTTCACCACCACCGCATCTCTGCGCGAGTTCATCGAGGCGTACAACGCCAGCCTGCCGGCACTACTGAGCGCTGATGAGATTAAAGCGTTGCTTGAAGAACACAACGCAGCCCTTCCCGCTCCAGTGCCGCTTGGCGCGAGCCTGGAAGAAACGGCTCAAAGCTATATGGCTCTCCCTGCTGAGTACCAGCGCATTGAAGAAGGCCAGAAGCAAACGGCAACGGCAATGAAAGCGTGCATCAAAGAGTACAACGCCACTCTGCAGACGCCGGTTAAAACCAGCGGAAGCCGTGATGCGCTACTCGAGCAATTAGCGATCATCAATCCTGATCTGGTCGCACAGGAAGCGCAGAAACCGACGCCGCTGAAAGTCTCCGGCAGCAAAGCAGACATGATCCAGGCGGTTAAATCAGTTAAGCCCGGTGCCGTGTTCGCAGACGAGCTGCTGGATGCCTGGCGCGACAACCCTGGCGAAAAGATTCTGGTTACCCGCCAGCAACTGGCCACAGCGCGGGCAATTCAGTCTGCACTCCTTGCGCACCCGACCGCCGGCATGCTGCTGACACATCCAAGCCGCGCCGTTGAAGTGAGCTATTTCGGTTTCGACGACGAAACCGGATTAGAAGTGCGTGTACGCCCTGACCTCGAGATTGAATTAGACGGCGTGCGCATCGGTGCTGACCTGAAAACCATCAGCATGTGGAACGTGAAGCAAGAAAGCCTACGCGCCAGGCTGCACCGGGAAATCATTGACCGGGACTACCACCTCAGTGCGGCTATGTATTGCGAGACCGCGGCGCTGGACCAGTTCTTCTGGATTTTCGTCAACAAAGACGAGAACTACCACTGGATCGCCATCATCGAGGCATCCACCGAACTACTGGAACTGGGCATGCTCGAGTACCGCAAAACGATGCGCGCCATCGCCACAGGCTTCGATACGGGCGAGTGGCCAGCACCGATCACTACCGATTACACAGATGAACTGAACGATTTCGACCTGCGCCGCCTCGAAGCGCTGCGCGCTCAGGCTTAAGGGGGATTTATGCATAACACAAACGTTACCGTTGCTGACCAGAACACCGTTATTAACTCCAACGTGGCTCTGTTCGATTCCCAGTATCTGAATGCCATCAGCACATTCGCGCAGATCATGGCGCAAGGTACTGCCACAGTTCCTAAACACCTGCAGGGTAATCAGGCCGACTGCATGGCTGTAGCGATGCAAGCGGCACAGTGGCAGATGAATCCCTTTGCCGTGGCGCAGAAGACGCACCTGATTAACGGAGTGCTTGGTTATGAAGCGCAGCTGGTTAATGCCGTCATTTCACGCAGCGGCGTGCTGGCAAGCCGCTTTGAATATGAATGGTATGGGCCATGGGAAAAGGTAGTTGGAAAATTCCACATCCGTAAAGGCGACAAAGGCGAGTACCGCGTCCCGGGCTGGACCCTGGCTGACGAAGCCGGGATCGGCATCATTATCCGCGCAACGCTTAAAGGCGAAGATCAGCCAAGAGAACTCGATTTGCTGCTGGCTCAGGCCCGTACCCGAAACTCTACCCTTTGGGCTGACGACCCCCGCCAGCAGCTGGCGTACCTGGCCGTCAAACGCTGGGCGAGACTGTTCTGCCCGGATGTGATTCTGGGCGTCTACACCCCGGATGAACTGGATGATCGCCGTGAAGAACGAGAGGTAAACCCAGCACCGGCGCAGCACGTTAGCCTTGTAGACATTTCAGGTGACAACGTCACTACGACTCAAACGGCTCAGGAATCAGCTCAAAACATCGATGCACTTGCTGATGATTTCCGTGATCGCATCGAGGCGGCTCAGGATGTGGATAGCGCTAAAGCTCTGCGCGCAGATATTGAAACCGTGAAAGCAACGCTGGGTTCTGCCCTGTTCACTGAGCTGAAAAACAAGGCCGTGAAGCGTTATTACCTGGTTGATGCACGGAACAAAGTCGAAGCAGCCATCAACTCCTTGCCACCTTCAGATGAGCCCGATGCAGCTGCGCGGTTCGCAGAAGTAGAGCGCGTTCTTGCATCGTCGAAACGCCATCTGGGCGACGAACTGCATGGTCAGTTCAGCATCACCCTGGCGGATATGAAACCGGAATACGTGGACTAACGAGATCGGGAGGGGAAACCCTCCCTCAAGGAGAAGAAATGCGACTGATTAATCGAGGCAGTAAGCAATCCCCTTTGGCTCGCCAGGCATGTGAAATCGCACTCGCAGCCCACCAGCAAAGATACGGCGACTATGGGCGCAGCAAGATGAAAGAGACCTATACGGTGAGAGTGGAAGGCGTGAAGGTCTGGGTTGAAGTGGTCAACTGCAAGGCAAGCTACGTGGCCACAGCAATGACCGGCATGCGCCGACTGCGTTCCCTGCCCGGCCAGGCAAACTGAAACTGAAATATCAACGACTACAGACCGGCATATCTATACTCATGCCGGTTACCTGAGGTGAACCATGTCGCAGGTAATTTTTAACGAAGAATGGATTGTTGGCGCAAGGCTCACAGAAAAAACAGGTCTGACCGAACGACAGATTGAGAAGTATCGCCAGGGCTGTTGGGTGGAAGGTGTCCATTTTAAACGGGTTTCTCCTTCCGGAGAAAAAACCTTGCGTGGCACAACCTGGTACAACTATCCGAGAATTAATCAGTTAATAAGGGATGCGTAAGATGGCAGCTTTGCCTACAGGTGTCGAAATCAGAAACAATAAGATTTGTATCTGGTTTATGTACCGGGGAAAGCGTTGCCGCGAAATTCTCAAAGGTTGGATTAACACTCCGGCGAACATCAAAAAAGCCGGAAATCTTCGGGCTGTGATCGTTAGTGAGATCAACCTTGGAGAGTTTGATTACCACCAGCGCTTTCCTTCATCGTCCAGAGCAAAAAAAACCGTAACCACTGTTTCAGTTCAAACCTTTTCAGAGCTGTGTGAACTGTGGACGAGCATTAAAGAAACCGAAATTAGCGCGAATACCATGCGTAAGACGCGCTCACAACTCGGTACGTTAATGCACATCATTAACGGAGATACGCCTGTTTCAACTATACGCCACAGCGACATTCTGAAATACAGGAAGGAGCTGTTGAACGGTGAGACACTTTACCTGGCAAATCCCAGAAGTAACAAACAGGGACGCACTGTGCGTACCGTGAACAACTATATATCGCTTCTGTGCTCCCTTCTTCGGTTTGCACACAAATCTGGCTTTATCAGTGGCAAACCCTTTGAAGGGATCAAGAAACTACACAAAGGGAAAGTAAAACCGGATCCTTTAACGAAGCAGGAGTTTAGTTTGCTTGCGGCATCCGAGCGTGGCCAAAGCCTCAATATGTGGACGTTCGCAGTTTATACTGGTGTCCGTCATGGAGAGCTTGCAGCTCTTGCCTGGGAAGATATCGACTGGGAAAAAGGTACGGCTCATATACAGCGCAACCTTAATGCGCTAGGAATGTTCGTCCCACCAAAAACCGATGCAGGTGATCGCGTTATCACGCTATTAGAGCCAGCACTAGAGGCCTTGAAGGCACAGCGTAAGCTGACTTCGTTACAGCCCAAAACCGAGATTGTGTTTCATCACCGAGAGTATGGTGCGATGGAATATCAGAACCTGCGGTTTGTTTTCATGCCCAGGATGCGCAAGGGCATACAGAAGGCCTACTACTCTTTATCGAGTATCGGCTCCAGATTTAACGCAGCTGTAAAACGTGCTGGTATTCGCCGCCGGAATCCGTACCATACGCGGCATACTTTTGCCTGCTGGCTTTTATCTGCCGGCGCTAACCCGTCTTTCATAGCCAGCCAGATGGGGCATGAAAACGCGCAAATGGTTTATGAAGTCTACGGTGCGTGGATTGAAGAAATGAATGGCGAACAGGTACTGATGCTTAACGATAAGCTGGCACGCTGA